TTATATAGGAACATTTACTAAATAATCTTTCTTTGTTACCGTTTTACATTGCAAAGAAAGGAACACGGCATCTTCCTCTCTTTTTACATCTATCAATTCCACAGAATCCCATCTTGAATCCCTTTGGAACATATTCATTACATCCTTAAAAATAGAAGGGTACTGGATTGCGTTCACCGTTGTTCCTATGAACTCATTTGCAATTCCATAATCCTTAAACTCTGGTATAGCACCTTTTTGAGAAGAAAGAATAGTATCCAAAGCCTGTCGGATCGCATCATCGCCTATCACTATCTTTAAATCGTCATTCTCAAAGACAAAATTCACATCTATGTCACGTCCCAAGATATTATCTCCCACAAGTACATCCACAACAGTATCAAGATAATTATTCCCAGCGTTCTTTAGATTGATATAGAACTTGTTTCCTCCATCAGAGAACGAATAATCAGTTTCTTCTATATACTGCGGTATTGTAATATTCATCCAATCATCTTCCGGGTTGGTACTGTTAAGCTGTCTGGATACATCTTCAAACCGTTCCCCTGTCCGAAGTGTCTTTTCCATCTGCAAAGTGTTGTTCCTATCCAAAGAAGAACTTCTAAGCCACCTTGCGGAACTTTTAATAGTGGAAAGTTTTATCTGTGTCTCTGTAAAGTTGTCCAGAATATCCCACATGGAAATGTCATCCAAAGTATTTTCATGTAGGATGAACAAAGGCTCAATCGTTTCCGATTCTCTCACAAGTTCCACAAGGCGCAAAAAAGAATCCTTGTCCATCTCCCCACCATTACTATAATAGTCCACAATAAGAGGATAATCGTTGGCACAGAAATCAACAAACTTCTGGAAATATGACTTTATATCATATCCCGTTACGTTGTAAAATTTTTCGAAAGCATCATCCATTGCCCAACAAACCTTTAGAGATTGAACTTGCAAATTCATTTATGCCCTTTTGTATCACATTAGAGGCGCACATTTCCAAAAGCGAACCTTTACTACCACTTGTTCCCGAAACCGCTTCTAAAGGAGCTATAACAGTCATTTCAAGATTGTATTCCCATATCATATTCTTTGATATGCTCTGACTGAAATTAACGCCACGCGGTGGAATCGTAACAAGATAGCTTTCTCCAAGTGCCATGTTATAGAAGAAAAGTTTCATGGGAAACCCGTTCTCGTCCACTCCGTTGCTTTTATCTATGATAGATTGTAATATCTTGATACAACCATATCCCGTTTTAATACCGGCATCAAAGGAAGGCATAGTGAGAGAACTTGTAGATTTTCCCTGTAATTGATAGAGATAACGCTTTCCTGCCGAGATACTAAAAGCTGCACCTGTCAACGAAACGCTATCAGAACCGCTTAAAAGAATCTTGAATGTCCTTCCAAAGTTTCCCTTTATCGTAATTGTCTGCGGCATAAAAACAGGAGAAGTAAGTACTGTTATGCCTCCTGCCGTGTTGACTACCGTAGTTCTTTTAGGTTCACTCTTATCTATACTCTCCGGGCTGATAGGGAAAGTAAAGACATCAATTGTGTTCCCTTTGGAATCTGCCAACTCCAAAGAACACATATACACTTCAAAATCATTCGGGAACTGCGCTGCCATCATGGAGCGACCCAAATTTTTAAGTGTCGATTTCGCTGTTTTTACCACTGAATCCAAAACTGCCATATCTCAATATTCATTTTGCTTAATTCATTTCAATTTTCACCATAAAACGTTTACACCTTGACAAATTTAACTTTTTATACATAACATCCTTTGAATTTTCTCCATTTATATCACGAATATTAAATCTGCCAGTCCTACGCCTTCCATAAATAAAATAGAATTTGTTGTCAATCTTTACCCTATCGAACAAACGGAACCCAAAAACCTCAAAAGGAGATTGATTAAGTCTCTTTACTCCACCTTTTTGAATTTTCATTTTATGTATTTGACGGTTATGTCTTCTAACCAATTTTATCTTATATAAGAATCCTAGTCTTTTCGCATTAAAGTTATTCGTAATAACAAAGGCGTCAGAGATATGGGATTTTTCAATGTTATTACGAATACGATTGTATTTCGTAATATAGCCAAAAGTCATTGAAATATTAGAAAATTTTGATTTTAAAGTCTCATAAAGCCTCCATTTCATAATTCCCATTATAGCTGCATCACGTAAAGATTTACCTCTTTTGATTTTTAAATCTATATTACCTTTGTGATATTCCTTGTGACAGGTTTCACATAAGGTAATAAGATTAGATGGGGAATTACCTCCTGTTTTTCTGGATTCAATATGATGAACGTTAAGAATCGCATCTTTCGATTTCCCTTTACAATACTGACATTTATGTCCATCCCTTGCTAAAACATATTCCCTAACATTCCAAAACCCTAGCTGGTCGCCCTCCTGATATTCTTTACCGGATATATCAGGATTCTTAATCTTTTGAGTATCAAATTGAGCTACTTCAATAATGAGTTTCGATACAGGAAGTACAGAATACACTTTTTCAACAACTCGGATATGGGCGTCTATTTTGTACTTCACCGAAGGTGCGATCCATTCTTGTTTCTTAGATTTTATCCTATTATTAAAACGAGGTTTTCTGTATCTTAATCTATTCCGTCTTGTTCTTCGTAGCTCTCTTCTGGTAGATAAAAGATCTACAATATCATTTCTAAGAATAACTTCACTTGCATAAAGTTCCTTGCTTTTCGTCGTAGCTGATAGACCAACATGCTTAGTCCCAGCATCAACGCCTAACACAATTTCCTGTTTATAATCAGATGTGACGTACGTTAATTTGATGGTAAACGGACATATATTCACAACGACTGCTTTATTTGCTTTAAGCAGCCTGCGAACCTTTCCGTACCTCGTTGTTGGCATCAGAGGTTTACCATTTATATCTTGTACGTACACCATACTTACAAACTAATTTTTAAATGTTTATTCAACATAAGTCAGAGTAAAACCCTGTTAATACCCATCGCCAATGTTATTCGGAGGTTTACTTGCAGGTAACACTGTTTCGCCAAATATACTACTCCTGTTTAATCACCTGCCTTAGAGCTTGGAGCTTGGACAAACACTCCAAGGTAACTATACATTCTCCGATAACGTAGTCTCTGTTTCAAGACTTAGGCTAATAACCAAATTGAACTTTCATTCAACACACAAGATATAGTATAAAACTTGATAAATTGTACATATCTTGCATTATTCGCGGTTACGGCTTTATAATTTTAACTTGTTCAAAAGTACGAATTTCTTCCCAATATCCTAACCCTGTGTTATCTTTTCATTCTCATAATCAGAAGCAACAAAACTTTGCGCCGATTGCATGGGAGATGTAACGGGAACAGGAGCGGGACTTGGCACGCCAGCCGTTGCTCCAACAAGAAATGAACCTGCCGGAACATTGTGGGTATGGGAATTGAATGTATTTACAAAACCATTCAATTTACTTGTAAGATTATCCAGTTCAACCAGACCTTTCAATCCCCCACCATTGAACTCAATAATATCGTTGTTCATTTTCAAAGTAGATGCTCCCGTTTTCAAATCTAACTGTTCTTTTGTTATCGTGCTTTGTACATCTTCCCCAATCTTTACCGATACACCGGAATTATCCACTTGCAAAGATTGTTCCATTTCCTCCGTTTTCCAATGAAAATAAACCTTTTCCAAATCCATAGAGACTTTTCTTTCCTCTTCTTCCGGTTTTTCTGGATTCACAACCTTTGCCTCTATCTGTGTGTATCCCTTTACGGAAACATTTGTTCCTCCGGTCACATTCACGCTTCCAGTGGATTCAACAATTACCTCAGATTCTTCTGATCCTGTAGCAAGTACCTTTACGGATGCTTTTTTAGGAGAATTGATAGAAACAATTACTGCATTATTAGCTGGATCAACCGATAAGGATGCAGTCACATTCCCTACTGTCTTTCTGAACTGGAATGTATTCTCTTTCCACATAGGAGACTGATCATTTCTCGGATAGCTCCCTATCACAATAGGAACACCGTCATACGGGTTGCTCGCTATCACTACCGCCGACCCTTGTTCATTTTCTTTCTCCGGGAACTCGATATTAGCCAAAACTTCATTTGTTATATAAATATCCCGAAAGAAAGCTCCCCCGTTCCCCATGACCGAGACACGACCTCTCCTTAAACAGGTTTCCACATACAAATCCCTGTCCACTCCATTGGGAACAACAATGAACCCGAATGAAATTGCTTCGGGGGACGCATTCAATTTTCTTACTTTTCCACCTGCCATAACTAACTGAACATCTTACGATTAAGAAAATATTCAAACTGATCTCTATCCACTTTTGGAGAAACAAGTGTAGCGATCTGATCTTTTTGAGCTACTTTGACTGCATTTTTCATTTCAGTCAAATCAACCAATTTGAAATAATCCGGTTTCACATCTTTACTTTCTTTCCCTGCATTATCCTGTCTATTCTTTACAGAAGAAAAAGAATTGGAAAGAATTGGCACGTACATACCCCTTTCTACTTGTATAATGGTCTGTCTTTGTAAATTTCCATCTAAGAAAGAAACATTATTGACAACAGAAGATACATAAAAAAATTCATTTGTTGGCTCAAAATAAACGAAAGTGCCAACCTTTATCCGTCTGTCACCATTTATTGTAATCGTGCCTGTTCTTGTGAAAGGAAGGTAAGCTGTTGATTCCAGAATGTATATAAGATCATTCAATGCTGCTTCTTGAAAATTGGATAATGTCTGCGTCTTGTTTACTCCGTCCGTTTCCTTGTAGTTCAAATATTGATCTGTAAAAGACATTTTCTTATTACCAAACACTTCGGCATAATCATCCAAATACACAATAGGAACAAAAGCAAGACTTGTTGCGTTCCTTTGTCCAGCATGATTATCCATCACTCTTAACTGATACCAAGAATAACTTCTTGTATCATAAGACAAATCATATCCTTGTAAATTGCCAGAAGTAATCGTCACATACTGCCCGTTCTTATAAGCTCCCAAAATAGCATCCTTATTGAATGGAGGCTGTCTTACAACTATATCTATCGTATTAATATAGGTGTCAAAGTAAAATTCCACCAAAGGAAACTGACATACCCTTGTCATATACTCCAATAACGTGCCGTTCGGATTGGCAATAGAAGAATCGATAAGAACTCTTTTTTCAAGAATATCCTCCACAAATACTTTCACTATCTGCCAAACGCCATTAACAGGACGTTTTTCCTTTGCTCCAATATCATACCCTTCTGTTCTTTTGTCTTGCCAGGAATCAAATACACTATTTTTGGCTATTCCTATTGTTGACATGACGTTTACAATAAACCATAGACACTCCCGTATAGGCTTTTCTGCGTATGACCACAAAAGATTTGAAAAAGCTCCTGTAAGAACGTTCCTTTTGAACCAAATACTATCCTCACTCATTTCGTACCAATGAGAAAACGTATCAGTAGCGTTAAGCAACGGGATAAAATAGCAGCCATCCTCTGTAAAAAGTTTATTTATATCCCTTCCATCTATAGTGATAGATTTTACGTTTCCTTGTGCTGCAAAAGAGGATGTACAAGTGTCCACAAAACCTATCATATCCCAAATGTTGTTTTTAGCTATTTTAGAAACAGGGATTTCCAAGTTCACTTGCTTTCCTAAATCCAAATCTCCCGTTGATTTTTCTTTTTTTAAACGTTCAAACCGGATAAAGACTATATCATTGTTTTGAATAAACTTTTCTTGAAAAGACTTGACCTGTGCTCCGCTATTAGAAACAAGATTAAACTGTTCCACAATAGACTCTCCAAAAGCAAAAGAACTTTCATTGGCATAAAAGGGTGATAAGAGAATAGTAAATTCTCCCGTTTGTTTTGATTTTGTCGTTACCACCTGCAAAACGTAAGGGGATAAGTCCATAACCTTATCCAAAGCCTTAATATATACCCATACCCTTACGTTCATGGAAATTATCTTAGCATTTATTCCTGTCCCTTTGAGTGAGGAAGTTACACTTGTATCGGGCAAATATTCTTCATCACTTATCAGACTTTCATAGTTTTCTCCCCAATAAGCCTTGAAACTTCCTTGTGATACAAATTGTCCTTCTTTTGCAGCTTTTGTAAGAGACAATGGCGTATCATCTTTCGGGCAGAACAAAGTTGTCCCTTGCTTTACGTAAGGCAATGTGCCGGAATCATAATCGCTTTTGTATTTCGCTTGTTCCTCTTTGTCATAAGTCCCCCAAATAATATCAAGATTGGAAACCCCTTTTTCGTTCTTTACTTTCAATAAATCAGACGGGGTATATTTTTTCTTCCCAGTAGGGATAACCTTTTGCCATATATCAATAAAATCCTGTATAGTAGAATACCTATACGCCGGAAGTGGGTATATTGGCGGTACGCTTGTTTTATTGTTATCTTTTTCTGCCATTATTTGTTGTCCTCCGAAGCTAAAGATTTAACCAATTCTTTTAACCCTATCTTATATAATGCTGCTGGAATCATGCCAATTCCATATGGTGCGGATGATAATAAATCCATGCCACCATCCTTAATTTTTTCTTTATTTTCTGATATAAATTTTTCCAACGCTGTAGGGAAATTAGCTGTAGCCGTGTACATGGCGTTCAAGGCATTCAATATCTTACCCAATCTGTCTATATTTGCTTCACCAATTCCAATCATTCTGTTTTCATAAGTAGACATCATCTTTTCGCCAGACGTAACAGTTCTTTCGGCCGCAGTAGGCTCATATCTGTTTACCGGATCATTCTGTCCCCTAAGTGCCTGCCTGGATTCTTCCATTCTCTCAAAGAACTCTCCAAAATCAATATCCCTGCGCTCTGTTATCTTGTTGATGTCCGTATAAGAAAGATTTGTGAAAGCACCTCGCATCAAGTGACGAAGCATTTCAAGACTTCCTCCCGATATCTCCTTTAATGATTCAAGAAACCGCTTCATTATATTTTCATCCCCTTCGCCTCTTGATAAATCGTCCATAGCAGCAAGAACCTCGGAAGGATTCATTGCCCCTGTAGCCTGTTGAGCGGCACGGAACAAAAGAGTTTGTGTTACATCATCTTGTGAAATCCCTTGTCCCATGAAAGCCTGCTGTACGCGCTCCAATTGCCTACCTTCCATTCCGGTCTGCAAACGAACAGCACGCATGATAGAAGCTATGCTTGCTGCATCTATTTCACCTGTACGGGAAAGAATATCGTCAGCAGAACGAATAAAGGTAGTCATACTTTCATCCATTGTAGAGGCAATCTCACTAAGAGGAATTTGAAGCTGTTTCATGGTCTGCTCAAACGAACGGATAATGGCAGATGAAGAAGCTGTTTGTCCTTCCTCTGTACGGGCAAAACGCATCGCCCCTTGCATTCCCATTACAGTACGATCACTAAGTCCATATAAACGCTGTACAGCCATCAAACTTTGTGTTTCCGGTACGGGCGCAACTGTTCCCTCTTTTCCTCCGGCGGCACGGATAAGCGCAGCACGCCTTTGAATATACTCTCCTACATTCATTCCAAGAGCACCAGCAGCATAACTACCTTCTCCAAAGGCTGTGCGCATGGCTTGTCCTGCGGAAACGCCCATTGTCTGCGCATAAGGTATGGTTCTCTTTTGCGCTTCCATAGCCTTTTCAACAGATGTAGTGAAAATTCCCGCCATGACATTGGCGACCGCAGTGGTTACACCACCCAAAAATCCCCCTACACCAGGTATCAAAGAAAGACCTTCTCCTACAATTCCGCCCAAAGAAGATATAAGCCCTCCTCCCATAGCAGCAGGGCTTTGAAATGTAGCTCCAACACCGGAAATCACTCTTGTGGCAATGTTAGTAGCTGTACTTCTGTCACTTCCTCTTTGTACATTTTCCCTTCTTTCTCTTGTAATAGGTGTTTCTTCTCTTGCTGGCACTGGTGATGGTGTGGGCACTGGAATAGGCTGTATTCCCGATCCACCCACAGAAGTACCTCTTTGATTGTACAAAGTTTCATCAATAGAAAAGACACCTTCTTGTATTCCCTCTAAAGCACGTGCTCCTGCTTGTACGTTTTGGAGAATTTGCTTTGTTATATCAGACAAATCACTATTACCGGAAGAAATGGCTTCCACAATATCACGAAAGCCTTCTTGATTTACACCAAGCAAAGCCGAGAGGTCGATAGCTCTCGTGCCTCTATCTTGATAGGATTCACCTCTTTCTCCCGAAATGTCCGCTTCCGGTTGCTTTTTTCTTCTCCTTCGTGTGGGTGTTGCAGTTTCTTGATCTTCTCCTTCCGGTTGTGGTGTAGGTTGGATAACTGGACGTGTGGGTGTTGCAGTCTGTCTACCCTTTTCGGAATTTTGCTGTCCCAAAAGGTTCAATTGTTCCCTAAGTTGGTTAAGTGCGTCGTTCTGCTGACGAATAATGTCGTTATTGTTTTCGACTATTCTTCGCTGCATATTCTCAACGTCTCTCCCGACCGACCTAAGTTGAGAAACATCTACCGACACCCTAAGTCTTTTTTCGTTATCCATTTTCCTTACCTTTTTCTTTTGCCTTTTGCTCCATCTCGATCATCTTAAACATCTGATCTTCATAGAAGGCAGTATCTTGTTCCAAAATTTCACCTTCCGGTGCTTTCAACCAATCCCCGATATTGGGAATATACTCTTGCACTCTTTCCTCTCTTTCTTTCTTTTCTTGATTAAGTTCATAAAATGCCTTTTCTTCTTCGAACTCCATAAGTTCAGTAAAGAAATCACACTTCTTATGTTCTTCCGAAAGAAAAGGAATATTGTGCTTGTTCCTAAACCACCTGTCAATAGGAAAAGTGTTATCCCATTTTATGACGAAATTCCTATATTCTTCCCGGTTCATCAATCCACAGAAGAAAGTATTTTTTCAGCCTCTTTCAAGAAAGGAAACACCTCGTTCATGTAAATATCGCTGATCTCCTTAAAATCTTTCAGCCCAAGTTCCGAGAAACTTTTTACCTTCAAATCCGCAACCAACTGCGGACAAAGAACGGATAATGTTGCCTCAACGTCAATCATATCCAACGCACGCTGTGCTGTAATGGTAGGATTACCGATCAACGAGTTATAGCTTCCTTTCCCTAATCTCTGCTTGTTTACTTCGATCTGATAATACTGTCCTACATTAGGAAATTGAATTTCGTACTTTCTTCCTTTTACTGTAATTTCTTTCGTATTCATACTTTGTTTTGTGATTAATTGATTGTGTTACAAAGATAATGATAAAACATAGAAAGCAGAATTTTTGTCCTGCTTTCTGAAAAGATTATCTATTCTTTTCAACATCCTTTAAAACGATTTCTTCTTTAATCCCTAATTCGTCTCTTATAAAATCTACTAATTCCTGCGACCCTTCTGTTAATCTATCTTTTTTCTTTATATTTAACTTACTCCACAAAGGCTGTAAATTCATCCAATTAAAGCAAACTCTTTGGTGGATTGGGTTCGTTAAATCAAAAGCAGAACAAGGAACTATATGATCAATGTGCCAAGTTTTATGATTATAATTATCCCAGCTCATACCTTCACAAAATTGTGATTCAATGTGTTTTTTTAAATCTTGGACAGAGCATCCAACAAGTTCTATAGTAGAAGCAGCTTTAGAGCCATTTTTTATCGCTAATCTAACTCTATTTCTTAAAGCAGTCTCTAATTTATATTCAGGACTTTCATTCCAAAGCCTCTTTCTATATTGTCTTTTTGTTTCCTTTCCATGTTCAGATTCTCTATATTTTTTTGAAGATTGTTTAAATGATTCCGATTTTCTGTATTCAGAAAAATATTCTTTCCCTTTTTCTGAATTTCTAAATTTTGCCATCTTTTTTCTGTTTTTCTCTCTATATTCTTCTGTATACGATTTTTCTCTACGATAAGCGTTATAGCAATCTTTACATGAAAAATGAATACCAAGTCTATTGGTATTGTCTTTTGGGAACATCTCTATAGGAAGTTTTCTTCTACAAGTAGTACATTCAAAAACTTCATTTCCATTTTCGTCTATTTCAATTTCTTTTAATTTCTTTGGATGTGCCAAGTTTTTATGATAATACTCGTGTGATTTTTGCCTATTTTTCTCTTTATATTCAGGATCATTTCTCTTTCGCTCATTCTGTCTTTTCCTACTTTCTTCTCCTTTTTCAGACAAACGATATTTTTTATGGATTTGCTTTCTTCTTTCCTTTTCCTCATCTGTCATATTTTTATGAGAAAGACATTCTTTACATCTACAAGTAAATCCATCAGAAGAATAGCTGTTCTTTTGAAAATTCTCAATAGGGAGTTCTCTCTTGCACTTAGAGCAAATTTTTGTACCTTTGTCAAAATTAGCTTTCATAACCAAAACCAATTTAAGTTCAATTTATCGAAATCTGCCCATACATTGACTGCAATCTTTGTATGGGCATTTATTGTTATACACAACAAAGGTAAGAACTTTAGATATAACATCTTCAATTCTTACCTTTAAAAATGACGTTAATAAAATCTAATTGCCTCAATATTCGGCAGTTACGACGGGGTTAAGATACCTAATATTGACATTATAGGAAGCAACTGATTGCTCTTGCAACTGCCAATTCTGATTTTCAATGAAACACGGAGTTAAAAGAGCAACCGTCTGCCCTGTCGGATCAACCTGCGTCACCATCTTACGGGCATCATCAAAGTTCTGTACCAATTTCTTATAGATCATGATAGAGAATCCTTGCTCTGCAAATGTAAGGGTATCCAAAACTTCCTGCAAAGTCCCCAGACGGTGAATCATCGCTTCCACCACCGGAGCTTTGAAAGACAAGAAGAACTGATCTACCGTTGCCGAACATCTGTAGGAAACCGGCGGGATTTCCTGAATAGGCAAACTACCCAATCCCTGTACGTCCACACGATTGATTTGTTCCTGTACAGTTATATTTCTGACAAAACCGGCTGTTTCGTTGCCGATCTTGATATATGCCATAGGTGCACTGAATGTCTGCATAATATCTATGTTTTAGAATTATTATCCACGAATTAAGAAGCCTGTGAAGAACAACTTGTTGATTTCATTGTTAACAACGATCTTGTAGGTTACAAACCAAGCATCTTCCTGTCTTGTAACAAGAACGTCTTTGAATGAAAGTAATAGGTTATCCTGTGCCTCATTTGCCACTCTCGATTGCAAATAAGCAACCGTCCAGTCTTTCACCGCACCGGCAGACAATGTATTGACGTTTACACCGTTTTCCTGTCCCAACAAGTCAATAGAAGCGTTTACAACCAATTCCTTGTTGATTTGAGCAACGATACGCATAAACTGAATGCTGTGGCTCTGTCCGTTTGAATTGAACAACACTTTGTTGTCCTGTAAAGTGTTTACACCTTGTAATACGACAAAGTTGTTCGTATAGTCATTGTAAACCGTCACAAGCATACCGGCATTCAAAGCCTTAGTTTTTTCCGTATCATTCAAAGTGTGCTTCAACTTGTCGATACCGATTGTCTTGTTTGTAACCGGGATATAAGGCGGTTTTCCTGCCGTTCTACCCAAAATACAACACAAGTTATACATTACTCCCCACCAGCGTGTTTTGATACCTGTAATACCGGAAGTCATACCTGCACCGCCATGTACCAACTGAACCAGCTCGCTGTTGAACCCTTTCGCCAAATCAAGAGATTTAGAGAAATTGGCAGCATCGTCATAACCTCCCACAAACAAGAAATGAGTGTACTTAGCTTGACTATTCATATGAGCAATGTACTGTTTCTGCAATGCGGAATCAGCATTTGTACCGAACTGATCCATAAGAGCAAAGCTATAGTCCAAACCTGTAATTGCTTCCATAACTTTCGCCATGTTGTCGGTATTGTAAGTTTCAGTACCACCTTTTGCCAAGAAATAGGATTCACCAGCCATTACAGTAGTAACGTCACTCTCAGATACCGTTCCTTCTCCTTGTGTTTTTGCATTTTCTGTCAATACAAACAGGTTAGCAAAATTAGAATCGGATTTAGCCCATTCAAGCAAAGTTCCAATATTGTCAAATTCCGGTGACTGCAATACCAATGTAGGTGCTGCTTGATCTTCCGGCGTTTCTCCAATAGGGTAATCATCTTCTGCGTATCCTGTAAAAGAACCGACATAGAATTTCATGATCCATTTTGCCGGATCGTCTACGCCTTTCACAATGGATACACCATAACCGGTAATCAAATTACCAGCTTCGGAAAGTTTGCCATTTGCTCCCAAACCTTCATCCAGTGTCTTTACTTCAAACGTACCTCCTGCTGTAGTGGCAAAAGTGATAGTTGCAGAAGTAGTCTTAGCTGCCCTTACATACAAAAGTTGAGAAATACCTGTAGAAGCCGGGTTTGTGTAATCCGGTGTGAAAAGACCTTCTGCGATCTTCCAAAACATACCTCCCTTTACGAAAGAACGAAACTCGGCAAGAGTGTCAAACGTATAGACAGAATCCAATCCTTGAAAGTTTTCTCCATCTATACCAGAACCTCCACCCCAATTTGCACCATAAACCCCACTATCTATGATCAAGCAACGACCATAATCCAGTGTACGAGCTGGAGATGTTTCTCCGCTTTTTATAGTCGAATATGCCCCTGGCAACGTAATTTGTTTGTTACCAAAAATATACGATGTAGCCATAATTTATTGATTTTCAATTTATTATCGAATTATTATTTGATTTTATTTAAAAACACATTCAAAAATTAAATCAATTAATTTGCCAAAAACTTCAAAACAATTATTTTAAGTAATTACGACAAAAATCTAATAATTAAATGTATTAATTAATCTTACACATAAATCAAACTACCTCAAAGGTAATCATTTTTTCAATCAACGAACTATCTGAATCCCACAATTTCTGATTCTACACCCGGAAGTCCGTCAATAGAAGTCGGGTTACCAAGAGCAATACTATCCACTTGGTTGACCTTTCCAAAGATGATCTTTCCAAGTAAAGTTGTATCCACAAGTCCTGGAGCTATTTCTTCCGAAGATAATTCCAATCCGATAGAACGGATAAAAATAGGAGTTGGCATCAAATGGTTCTCCATCATCAGTTCTTTCATGGAAAACTCTATTTTAAGAAATTGAGAAGCCAATAAATCCCAAGAACCAAGTAAAAGTGCATACAAAATTTCTGACATCAAAATTGATTCGTTCATATTTACAGAAAAACACATAATTTCCAGTCCATACTGTCTTGTATCTCTGTACATAGGAACGCCACCCATAAAAGATTCTATCTTACCTATAGAATTAGCGATACCACTTTTCTTTCCCGGTTCACGAATCACATAAGACGGAAGTCCTGCTCTGTCCTTCGGATATTCCAGCAATACCTTTATGTTGTTAGGGTTTGTTTCTTTCCGCAAAAACAAATTCTTTGCCTGCTCATAGAAGTTGTAAGAACCATCCTGCGTACCTCCCAACACCTTATACAAAAAAGAATCCTTTTCATTTTTCTTGCTTTCAAAGTCAGTCTGAACATATTCCAAACAGCTTTCTATAATCTTTTTTATCTTAACTATCTGTAACATAATCAAATAGCTTTTAAAAATTCATTTATAACCCTATCTGCGACAATATCTATCTTAGCTTGTTCAAGAGCCTTATCCATGAGCTTGTATGGGATGATACCACCATTCCACCAACTGTTGGGGTCAGAATTTTCACTTACCCTTCTCCATGTAAAATAGCCACTTCTCTTTTCTTTTTCAGTAGAAGCAATATTTACTTTAGTCAAACCCTGATAAATAGGAGCTTTGTGCATGTAAGCCGGTTTATTTACACCCAGTCTATTTATTGCTTTTCTTTGTCCTTTTTCAGAAAAACTTTCTGGTAAATTATCGCTTCCTAATCTTCCTGTCTTCTGAACTGCGTTGTAAATCCGTTGCGGCATTATAGAAGCAAATAATCCCGAATCCGCTACAGCTTCCGGCGTTGCATGTCTAAAGGGAATATCTATATACCAGCCTCCATCCTGCGCAATCTTTCTTTTTGGGGAATTTCTAAAACCTTCCTTTTCATCAAAAGGCGGCTGTCCTTCTTCTATCATCAAAGGAATAGAAGAAGCCCTGTTTGTCAACCCGAATGTAACTGACAAAGGGGATTCTCTTTCAATGAAAACTCCCCTTTTATACTCATTTCTTGTAATACGAAGTTCCCGGTTTATTAGATTTTCCCACCTAAGCTGATATTCAGTTATAACAGCATCTATAATAGAAGCACCTAAAAACGTAGATTGATCCTGTGAAAGATCAAATTCTTCCACCAGATCACTTAAATCTATGTTGATAGGTACTACCATTACTCACTAATTTTCATTTGAATATTATCATTCAAAATAACTCCCGATCCATCAAAATTAGGTTTTTCAGACACAATCAAATGTGTCCTTCTTGCCACTGCTTGAATAGGAAGTCTTGTTCTTTCCAACTGTCCCGTTTCCTTGTTTTTCTTCCAAGAAGCCCGAACTTCATGAGGAAAGTCCAATACATGAAATTCCAATTGATGCTGGTAATAAATGCTTACAACCGGATTTAAAGACATATCAGCCGTCAAAATTACGCAATAAGGGTTTGTATCACTTATCTTATAATCTGCCGGAGAAAGCTGTCTCAAAGGCTCTGTAGACGATTCAAACACATGTATGCTATAAATGCTCAATGGTTTGTAAGTCGTAAACACAAAAAAGTTCTCCCCATCCGTTCTTACAGACAAATTTTCACTAAAGTAAGAGAACTCTTTTAAAATTGTGATCCGGTCAAAATATCCTAAATTGGGTTTATCAACGTCTGTTACCGTTACGTTAATTGTTCCTATCAGTTCTTCTGACCAACGTTTGTAACTATTATCCCCGTTTATGCCGGTTATAAGGGCATGAGTGTTTGTAGGATTGATATAAAAATAACCTGTACCAAAACAATTCTGGCAATCCACTAAAGGCGCATCCGGTGCATTACAAGGACATCTTAACGCCTTTTCCAATATCACCTCATACCCTTTCAAATAAACGGCAGAATCAAACTCTGAACGTATAAATTCAGGACTTGCATTACTCAAAGGCGGAACCGGTGTTTGTAAAATGCTCTTTGCCATGATTCATCTCCTTATAATACTAAAAACCTAAATTCATCGTACACGAGTTTTATCCGCCCTACAGTTTCCTCTATTTCTTTTTGATACTGTTTCAAGCGTGCCCCGTAACCTGCATTTTCAGCAGAAGCGGTAGAGTTGATAGATTGTCTTAATCCATCTATTTCCAAGTGCATAGAAGCTATACCGGGTAAACTGAATATCATATCTCCGGCAATATTAAGCGGGCCGAACGAAGCAAGTTTACCAACAAGATTAATCAAATCGGCAGGCATTTTATCCAAATCAAAACCGGTTATATATTGAATATCCCAATAATCTGGTATGTTTGTAAACCGCTGGAAGCCTATCTGAGTTGTCATTCCGGTAAGGATAACATCTGCGTTCGCATTGACCGAATTTGCACCGGTAGGAACAACACTCATTCTTCGTTTTCCTATCCCGTCCATATCTTTCTCACAACTAAGCCAACCTTGCGGGTAAATAATCTGCTCCATCTTATTAAGCATACCTGTAAGTGCAAGTGGAACTCTTACCGGGCAGTTAGTTTGAATGATAGGAAATTGTTGGAAATAATCTGTTCTGTAATAAGAATGTGTTTCCGATTCAACTAATTGCTTTACAAATTTGAGATTAAAATAATTCTCGATCTCTCTCTGTGCAGCACTCAAATAAGTTCTAAGTGATTCATCAGAAAAAGAAGTCCCCGTACCGGCTTGTATAGCGATACCGTACAGGTAATTGTTCCACATCTCCGCAACGGAAATGACAGAACCCGTATTTTTCTTGTACTTTACTGTAAAAATCAGTTGTCCCGGCATAACTTAATGTCTTTTTTACTTTTTGGGTAACGCAATTATAGCATCAATCAGTTCATCTTTCTGACTTTCTTCTTTGAATCTTCCAGCTTTCTGTTTGCTCATTCCGTTTTCAATAGCAAGTGCCTTCAAATCCTCAAAAGTCATTTTAGACATATCTTCCTTTAAAGAAGCAATTTCTTCTTCTGTTGCGCCGGCTTCTTCTTTAACCGGTTCTTCCACAGTTTCTTTCGGCTGACCACCGTTAGACAGTCTTTCAACCTCTTTTTTCCAAACGTCAATAGACTGCTCCAATTGTTCGATTTTCTTGTTCTTATCTTTGATAATACCGTTCAAACGAGCAATTTCAAACTCGTATTCTTCTTTCAGAACTTTCAGAGCTTCATCAGTATCTTTTTCAGATTCAGATTTTTCCTTTTCAAGCGTATTAGCTTCTTCTTCCAAAGCAATACCGGAGAAACCGCCATTTTTGATGTATTCCCAAGTTTCGTCCTTTACTTCGGCTTTCCCGTTTTCAAACTCCACAAGCTCATTCAAAAACTGAATGGTAGTGTTTTTATATACTGTTGATACAATCTTTTTCATACGAAATATGATTTATTGATAAATAAAATAGGGAGAGGAAGGTGTTTCAAAAACCTTTCCCTCCCTTTATAAAATTCCGAGACTAAATACGTCTTAGTTATGCACCCAAACCTTCATCACCGATATTGATAATACGGCAAATCTTAGCCGGCTGATACAGAACCGGAGTACCGTAGTTCAAGATAGCGAATCTGCGAGACGGAGCGGTGATTGCAAAGTCAAGTTTGCGAGTGTCACCAAACTGCAAGTATTCGTTGATCTGACTGTCGTTGTAATAAATCAAAGCAGACTTCGTACCTGCAATGATACGGTTACGGTCACGTACTTTTGTTGTAGCAGCACCATCATATCCAGCATCCAGCATAGAAGCCGGAATAGTGAAGATAGGATAGTATTCTGTCGTATCTGTCAAAGCAGTTACTTTCTTAGTACGGTAAATAACGTAGCAAGTAGGAGCGTAAGCACCACCAACCGGAGCGGTAAACTGCAAATCAACAGACTGATTAGCTGCAACTGCCAGAGCAGTATCCGTCAATTTCAAAGGAGCAGATTCACCATAACGGTTCTTAGCTGTTACCAAGTAGCCATAAGAGCCGGCATGTAATACGAAGTTGGTTTTTGTATCGTCAACAGCAGCAGACTTAGTTTTACCAACAACAGGAATACCCGGAGCCTTCGGAGAAGAAGCTGTAGCAGAAGCCTTGATCGGACGGCGAACGTCAAAGAACTTGTCTGTTTTAACAGCAACCTTACCGAACTGCGTCATGATATCGTTTACAGACTGTCCCATTGTTGCACCTACAACGCTGTTAGACATGCCAACAACAACGCGTTTTGATTCATGGAATTTCTTCACATAGTTGTTGAATACAACCGGTGCAGAAACGATACGGTCGATGTAACCGTTGTAAACGTTTACAACGCGATCAGCAGCATCTTCAACCAAAGCATCAGTCAAGATACCATTCTGTGCGTCAATTACAGCTTGTGAGCCATAATAAGCATCCAAAATCTGTTCTGTGCTCATACCTTCCGTAGAACCACGGTCAGTAGCAGCTACACCCATCATGTGCTGACGGAAGATGCCATCAAACTGTTCTGCGATACAAGTAGAATCAGCATCCGTCAAACGAGTGTCAATCAAAGTCAAAAGCAAAGTGGTCTTATTCTGTACCTCACGAGTGTACATGTTCATACCACCGGCAAGTTTAGCAAGCATAGCCGGATCAGTTACCTGTCCTGTAACGCCCATAAACTTAGAGATGATTGACTTACGGATGTATTGAGTATCTGTTTCTTCCGGTGTTTCACCTTCAAGATTGAAAATACCAATTTCTTCACCATATTTGTACAACTGGTTGTACTGGTGAACCGTATTCTCAATTCTCTGTTTCGGCATTTCGTTGTAAACAACCAACTGGTTCAAGCGGTTAGCCAAAACCTTGATGTAAGCATCCAAAGATTCAACTTTCAGACCACCACCATTGTTGATCTGATTGTCGTACTGCATACCGGTTTGTAAACCGGCTTCCATTGCTTTCAACACATCGGCAACATTACCAGCACCGCCAAAAGCAGCTAAATCATTATAGTTATACAAGTCCATCTTTCTATAATCTTTATATTTATTCGATCGAATTACTTCTTACTTCTGGAACTTGATGTTGTACTTTTCGTACATGAATTTTGCCAAATCCTGTCCAATGGTTTCAGCCTGACTGTCTGCCAAGAAAATCAGAGCATCATCACCAATCGACTTTTCAAGTTCTTCACCGGCGTTTTCAACAGCCTTGTTGATAGCTGCCATCACCAAAGGACGTTGTTTTGTGACAGAAAGAAGTGTCTTACCATCTTCGTCCACTTCCGGCTTCATGGATTTTTCCAAAACAGCAGAAGTCTGCACTCCCTTAAAAGAAGGTGTCTGCGCACCGAAAGATTCCAAAGACTTTTCAATATTGCCAAAACGTTCGTTCATGACTTCTGTCATGCCCTTAACGATGTTAGCAGCCAAAGAAGCACCGAAAGCCTTCATATCATCCATAGAGAAAGATTTCTCAACTTTGTCTTCTTTCTCTTTGATGTCCTCTTTCAAGTCCTTCTTGTCTTTTTTATCCTCTTTTTCGTCCTTCTTCAAATCGTCAATGTGCTTTTTGTCATTGCCGATATTCTTGTCCTCCTTCTTTTCGGATTCTTTCATATCGGCAACACTTTTCGATTTTTCAAAAGTTACATCTCCGTTCTCCACCATAGTAGCGATATCTTCTGCACTGAAACCAGAATTTTCAAGTGCCTTGTATAACGGATCGTCTTTAAATTCTTTTACGTCTACCATAACATTATGTATAAAAATTATTGTCGAACTTTTTCTACGAATGTATCTAAAACACTTTTTTCAACCCTACCTTCTTGAACTGCACGATAAATTTCCCAAAAAGCATCAACATCAAAAGAATGTGATTTTTGAAAATTCACCTTGAAATTATTGTCAATCTGGACAAGTCCATTCTCTGTACAATATTCAAAAAGAATAGTTGATTTTTGTATTTCCAACAAATCATTCACATTACCACCCTTACTTTTTTCGATATCCAAATAGGTCTTAGTGTTGACCGGTGTCATTGTAAGAGCAATGTTTGTAATAAGAGCTTTTGTCACTCTTTTAGGGTTTTTCTTATCCCGTTCCAACGCCTTACCTTCTACGCTCATACCCGGTTTTCTTGTCGAACCCGATTCTTGCATTTCAATTGCCTTATCCCAAAAAGCACGGGCTTCCGGCGACTTTTCCCACAATTTACCTTTTACAAAAAACTTATTGTCTTTCACATAGGCTTCAATAGGTTCACCAATCCAAAAACGACTTTTGTTAATAGGTGAACGTGTGGGCAAATGATCGAGGTTAAACAAACCGGATTTCAAAAATCTATCATATATAAACCCGGACGGCTCTAAGACTTCTTCTTCATCATCTTTTGAAGAATCGGAAGCGACACCGGAAAATACCATGTTTGCGTATGGAGATTGTTGCTCTGATACCGCGCTTTTGGCTTTCTCCAAATCCAAATCTACATATAATTTAAAACTATCAAACATTTTGATTGGTTGAAATTGAAATAAACGTATTTATAACACTCAAAAATACTGCAAAATTAGAGATAAATCACAATAACCCAATATTTTAACTTTTATTAATAATTATCATAATCTACCTCTAAACTCCTTAATGCAATTGCAATCTATATTTAGACTGTTTGAGTGTTGCAAGAAAATCATCAATCCAGCTTACCTCGCCAATGTATTCATCCTTTTCAGCAAGTTCTTTTCTGAACTCAATCGTTTTGTCGAATATCATTTGGCAAATAGCAACCGGATCATCCTCTTTCACTTCATCCCCTTGGATTTCCCCGTCTTTGAATCGTCCGAATCCCGATTGCCCGGCTTCCGCAATCTTATCCTCAAATTCTGAAACTTCTTCTGAAAGTTCATCGAGATAGACATGCTTGGAATTATCTTCCTCACCCCAATGAATATTTTTAAGACGTGTTTTAGTTCCTTCCAGAAAATTGAGATAAGTGTTGAAAATACTCTTATCGGTCTTTTTGGACTTTTCGATTTCTTCGGTATTTCCATTTTCAACAGACAATTCATCTTCTGTCGATTTTCGGATGTTTTCTGTTTTGGTAGTGCCTTCAATGCGAAACTTACCATTCCATTTCCATTCTTGTTCCCCATTTTCTTCTGTCTTAATAACAATAGAAAAAGGTTTACCAAGACAAGTTACCTTTTGAAGTATGCCTAAAAAATCAGCAAACTTATCTCCTTTTCCACCATCATTATCAGAGAAATTCATATGAAACTCACCGTAAGTGTATTTGTTCGGCTCTTCTACCACTTCGACTTCTTTTTCTTCATAGATAGTTCTCTTGAAAGTAATAGCCTTTTCAATACCTTCGCCTACACCATCCTCTGTACGAACAATATTTTTGGTTTCACCATCCAAAGATTCACGCTGCAATACATGTACGTCTGCTGTATCCATAGTTTTTTCTACTTTCCAGTCTTCCGGCAATTCGTCTTCCAGATTAAGCTCCTTTGCCCGTTTCTTGATCCATTTCTTTACTTCTTCTTTCGACATAGAAGAACTACCGGACAAACGAATAGCATCTTTCAAATCCTGCCGATTGCGAATAGGATATTTGCCATTGGGCATTGCTTCACCTTTCTTTGCCAAATCCTTTCTTTCTTCATGCGTAAAAGAAGTTTTGTTTGCCGACTTTTCAAGTTTTTCAGGATTCTTTTCACAATAGGAGGTGAATACATCCTTTGAAATTTTGCCCTCTTTGAAAGATTTCATTACCAACTGAAACTCATCCTGTACCTCAATACCAAGAATACGTTTGATATTATCTTTCATATCAAAGATAAAATTATATTGGTCAAGTTCAGTGTGAGGATTGATCCATTCACTACCTGTTTCTTCTTCTCCGTCCACAAGAATGTTGACAGGAGCATCAGGATCAACAAAGCACATGAAATAGTGAATTTCAATACCTTTTCTCTTTGGAATGTATTTACCGACCGGCATCAAAAGTTCTTCCGACATATCAATACCTGTTTCCTCAAACAGTTCTCTTTTTGCAGCTTGCAAGAAAGTTTCTCCCGGGTCAACATGTCCACCCGGAATACACCAATCATTTGAAACCGCGCCCTTTTCTCCCACACGATTCAAAATAAGAAGTTTGTCTCCTCTAAAAACAAGCACGTCCGCAAACTGAACTTTCCCTTGCTTCGCCTTAAACAAATCAAAGTAAACAGATTTCTTGATCAAGCCCTGTCTCCATAACTCACGACAGCTTTCAAGTTGACGAATGTCTTTTGCCATTTCAGCAAATTCTTCATCATTTTCCAACTTTGCAATGGATTTATGGATAGAATTTCTTCTCTTGTACACATCCATCAAATCCTTAGACTGTTGCTTTAAAAACTCATTAAAACAACTTTCTGCCTTTGCAACTGCATCAGCATCTTCACTTCCTTTCAGTTCATCGTACTGCGACTTCTGAATGGAATAGATTTCACCAAGGGAGCTTATCTCTTGGCTTACCTCTTTTCCTTTTTTAAGAAGTCTTTTATATTCAGCTATTTTTTCATTTTGCGTCTGCAATCCGAGCAACGCTTTCAAGTTTAAACCCATATCAGAAATTATTTTGTTTTGTCTTTACAAATTGTCGCATCCGGCACACAGACATTGTCTGCAAAATAAAAGTCCGGTTTATCAAGTTCAAAGGTATAGAAATATTGCGAAACATTTGCAATAGGTATCTGTATAATGTTGGTTACTTTACCTTTACATCCATTTTTAAGTATAAGAACATCACCCGGTTTTATCTTATCTACTCTTTTTGTTTTATTATGGCACAAAACATAAGAGCCATCTACCACTCTATGTAAAGCATCTTCACGGTATCCCTTTTCAAGAGTTTCATCTTCCGTAACGTAGCATATATCAAAAATACGAGGAACAGAAGACAGTTCAGACTGGATAACCTTTGTCACCCTTCTGTAACCGGAAACGGTTTTTATCACATTTCCTACTTGGATGTCCTTTATCCATTTTGAACCATCTATAGTAAGAATACTGATAAAACCGGAATTAAAAATCGTTCTTTGTTTCATTACACTTCGAAATATTTTGTACCTACAGTTATTTTTACCTTTGATTTTCTCTGAACCCGCTTACTTTCATCTACTTTTTTAGGTTCAAATGACTGTGTTTTGTCATCCCATTCATATCCATCTGGAACATGTCTTAACATACACCTGCAAAAAGGGTGAATATTTGTTAAAACAGGCTTCCAGTCTTTTGACTTTTTACCTATGTTAGTACCGTTGGCAATCAATTCGGACAAATCAAAAATAACGGGCTTAGAGCCATAGCCATTTGTAGTGTAGGCATTTAAGCAATACCGGCAGGCTTGTGGCATTGTTTGCTTATACACCTTAGCATGGATGCCATGTTCTTTCATTATCATTTGAGCCGTACCTATCTGAAAAATGTTCTCCATTTCGGTGGCGACTATACGTCCCCAGTCACGATTCCATTCATCCAATCTATGTCCAAGTGCACTTACTATAGACTGAACAGATTTCCTTTTTATAACCCCTTCTGAAAGTTCTTCTTTAATAGCTGTTTCAACTTCCATTTCTCGTTCCGCAACAGCTATTTTCATTTCTTCTTCCGATATAGTAGAAGAAAGAGAATCCTTTATTTTATTTCCCATTCCCTTTATATAGGAATAAGAACGCATAGCCGACGCATTGTATTCTGCCTTTTCCCTTGTTGTCAATGCCGGGTATTGTTCCTTTTCAACATATTGTTTTAAGTCGTTAAAATCAAGCGAAGAAAGCTGCGCAGGAGAAAGTATGGCTGCTAACCGTCCAAATATGAATGCTTGCCAATAAGGTGGTATTTTAAGGATTTCTGTCTTTAAGTCAAAATCGAACCTTTTAAGTACATCTATGTCGTCTGGGGAGAGATAATCTTTTCCCAATACATCGACGATCACTCGTGCAATACGATAATCGACAATGAAAAACAACTGCTGTATTTCTTCCGGTGTGAATAGCATAGACTACTTCGATTTTTGACTGACCATTTTCTTAGTCAAATCCATTAACATATTGTTTATCTGTGTCGAGAAAATGACCTGCGCCATCCCTTCATAACCTTCTTGTACTTTAGGATAGCGCATAGGGTCAACATGATGATGTATATTTGACACCAACGGCATTTTCTCGACTTTTATGTTCTTTACATATCGAACGTTCACGATTCCCCCCAGTTCTTCTCAATGTAAGACATAGCAGCATCCATGATAGGATTTGAACTGAATGATTTTTGTGTATCTTCCTTTTCTTCCGAAGCTATCTGACGATCCACTTCTTCATTCATCGCTTCTCCACCATACATAGCTTGTTGTAATTGCATTTGCTTTTGAAGCTGGTAAGATTGATTCAGGATAGTATCCGTTTCGGGATTGAATTTACGTCCAGAGTATTTTTCAAAAATATCTTCCAGACAAACCATACCGTTTTGAATTTTCTTAGCATCAATCTCAACCTGCCTTCCTTCATCTTCCGCATCCACACCCGTAAAGACAAATTCAAAATCTTCGTCCAGTTCTGATACAAGATAGTAATTAATTACTTCTTGTAAGAACACAAGAATAGGTTTCAAGCCTTTATCTTTTGAATGCTGCAAACGTTCCTTTTGTCCAGCTTGTCCAAAGATATTTGTTTGATCTTTGAATTGGAAGCCAAGCTCTGACGGATCAATACGATAAACCGCACAAGTCATAACAAGTAGGAATTTTACCCACTCGCTAAACTCCATATCCCGGTTGGTGTTTTTAGACAGATCAACCCATTGAAGGTCTAAACCGTTTATAATCGGCGTTCTATGACTATTATGGGTAAGAATACCATTGGCAATAAATTGATGTTCGTTGTCAAAAACTTCCACATCATACATTTCAACTTCTTCTTCTGTCTCCTCCAAAAATTTGATTTCCGAAAAATAAAAATCATTATATTCATAAGGAAGATCAAAATTCATTTTTTCGGCAACTTCAAGAAGCCCAGCTTGCGTTATCCCATCATGACCAATTCCTATACCAATTAATTTTCTCGAAAGATTCTTGTCTATTTGATTTTCTTCTTTGAAAACATTTCTTCTGAAAGCCTCTACCCTCATTTCATTAGCAATCCTCTGCATCATTTTAGGATGCAAAGAAAACGGTTCTTTGTAATCCAATAAAGAAGACCTTTGCTTATAAGGCTGAATGAAAGATATTCTTTCAAAGAAATCTTTTCTATTTTTAATCAAAAGAAGAAATCCACCTTCATGTGGTTCTTTATTTAATTTTGTCTTTCTTCTTACATTGCCTTCCGAATAAGTACATTGGATTCCCTCGGCTAACAATAATTCTCTAAATTGATGTCTTAATCTATTGTTAACTATTGTTATTTGAGGAGAAGGTGAACTTTTAATAGTACACCCATCAGCAGAAAACATACCTCTTATAAAGGCACATCTGCATTCAGAAGAAATCCTAAACAATACTGGAGCTATTGTCTTACCATTGCAACTCGGAGTAAAACCCAATTCCATCAAAAATTCAAAAAACTGTTTATCAGAACACAAGATAGAAAGTCTTTCCAAAAGAGTGGATTTAAACCCATATCTCCTTTTTGTATCTTCTGCCTTCTCTTCTGTTATCTTTGTTCTTTTTATATAATTATTTATTCCATATTTATTTAAAATTGAATGAATATATTCGCTTATATAGACTTCTTTAATGCTATGAAAATAAAAAGAGATTCTCTTTCTGCTTGGATTTCCATTATCAATATGTCCGTCACCAATCAACCACCCAAGCATCTCAAAAAAATCAGCTTCAAGTTCTTTACCTTTATAATACAAAGTTAAAGTTTGCGGCAATGACTTTCTATTGGATAAAACATAGTCTCCCAATTTAAGATTTTTTCTCTCTTTCCACTCTATAACGCCATCATCAGATACAACCTTAAATCTATGCTCTGGAGAAGATTCAATATACATCCCATTAGCAATACCTAATTTGCATATCTTTTTCTTCTTTGTTTTTGTAATACGAGCATCAGTAAAAGTTTTACCTGTCCATATCTTTACATCTCTGTACTCCAATCCTTTTAAGCTGTCTTCTAAAGAAATAAGCCCTTCGTTTTCTGTCACAATTTTAGTGCTTCCGACCAAACAATTACGTGTACCCACCATTGTCTGTTGCCATGCCTGCCTAAATTCGCTCAAAGAAGCCTGTGATATGTTTGGATTCTTAACATTGATAATTCCTTTAGGGTTAGACCCCTTAGAAAAATATGAACCATTATATTCAAATCCCCACAAAATCCATGTCATAACGCTGGACAATGTTTCCAGTTCAGATGTTCCATACCCGTTTTTATAGATGTTGGTCGATTTGTTTCGGATACCGATACCAAGCTCCCAAGGATAAAAAATAACGCTTTCATGCGTAACGGGATGCTGCATGATCTGACCTTGCCAGCACATACAATATTTCGGTAAGTATCCTTTGAATCGGTACTGTTCAAATTCTTCATGGAACTTCGGATCGATACTGTCAAGAAAACGTACCAAAGAAGCATCTACAGCACGATAACGAGCCAGATTCCATGATCTGTCCCTTACTATTTCAAAAGCAAGTTGATCAAGAGTAAGGCTATCAAACACAACCTTTCTCCCAAAGTCTTGAAATGTGTCAAACGATTCCCACTTGTCATGAAAACCGCCTTCTTCCAAAAACTTTCTGATATAATTGATTTTTATCTGGTCTTCCCTTGAACGCTCCGCACTTACCTTTTCAAAAGGATTCCGTTTTCTTCTGATAGTGTACCCCTCTTTCTGCTCATCAGTGCTGAAATGAAGAAAATTCTGAACCTGCTCAACACGAGTGTTGACAACGGCCCGAACGACAAAGATGTCTCCCATTCTCCGAAGCACCTCAAAGGGCATAGAACCGTAAAAGTTAGGGTCTTTATAACCCCTGCCCGTATCACTCGCTTCATCTGGATTGAAAAATACAGCCTTTACATCATCCTGTCTTTGATTGATGTTCCCCATATAAAGGTTGGCTTTCACCAAATCCCCCAAGTTATCAGACCGGGACATCTGTTGTAATTTGGATTGAAGTACAGTAGGAAGAGTTTTTTGCAATCCTACAATATCTTCCAAAGAAAGGCTGGTCAGACCCTTTAACAGGTCTGACTTTCCTTGATTTTTATTTTTGTCTCTTTTCCTACTCACGTCAATAAAAATTAAGCGGAAGCGCCTGCTGCCTGTGATAGCGTAATTGTTATTTGCTTTGTTCCTTCCGATTGTTTTACAACTGCTGACCCTTCTCTTACTGTACCAGTATTGACCGCTGCTACAACGGAATATTCCGTTGTTCCTTTCGAAAAACCTGTACCGGAAACTGTCGTAGTATAATTCACAGCCACAGGACTACCACTATTCTTTCCATTTACCGTCTTTTGTTTTGTGGAAGAAATAGAAAGAGTTTTTGTTTCACCTGTAGCAACAAATTCCACTCTTGAAGGGTTTGAAGTCAAATTATAAGTATAAGCGACGGTTGCTTTCGGTTGACTTAAATTAATCGTGATTGATTTTGCTTCCGACCCTTCTTGTGTCACGACAAGAGTTCCCGTTCTTCCGACAGTCTCATTTGTATTTTCAGTAGCAGAAACCGTATAGCTTGCTCCCGATTGGTTTCTCAAAGAGAACCCCGTACCAGTTACTTTCCCTGTAGTGTTTACAGTAGTCGGAGAGCCACTATTCTTACCATTCAGCTTCTTTTGTCTGGTAGAAGTAATTGTGACTACTTGATCGCCTGCCGTTGCAGCAAAAGTAAGAGTTGTTTTATTGGCTGTAATCGTATTTTCATAAGTGATAACGGATGCAGCTTGACTTAAAGAAATGGTTGCTGTTTTCCCACTCTCATTCTGAATGATTGTAGCTGTACCAGTTCTTTGTTTGTCAGTAGGATTCTCTGTAGCAGAAATTTGACTTATTCCCGCATTACCCGAAAAACCTGTACCGGAAATTTTAATCTGAATAGCAACGGCTATAGGCTTTCCGTAAGGCGCACCGTCCCGATATTCCTGCTTACTGGAAGTAACAACAAAATTCTTGCTTTCACCCGTATTAACGAAAGAAAGAGATTTTGTCTGCAATGTAAACGTATATTCCGTTCTATCAAGAACGTTTACATAATTGATCTTTTCTTCTTCCAGCCCTTCAGGATAACCGATAAGACCCAATCCATTAGCAAGACACCATTCTTTGAACTTACCGATATTGTAAGTAACGCCAGCATCAATCACAATACCAAGAGACTTGTAATATTCAACGTCACCTACCGTATTTTCTGTTACAAAGACATTCATCTGATTGTCAATTCCATCAGTTATGACAGTCATTTGCTTGCTTAAATCCTTTGTCGTAAAAAGAAGTCTTAACATAGCTTCTAAAAATTAATGAGCTACCACTTCGAACTTCTGAACGCCATCGTCAGACATGATAACAAGATTCAAATCTTCTTTTTTAGCCAAGCCAAGATCAGCTAAGGAAAATTCCATAGGTGTACGACCGTTTACTTTCGAAACAAGAGTTTTCTTGTCTCCCCAGATTGTTCCGTAACGTCCTACTGAATCCTTTAATGTTACTGTATTGGGAAAATAAATTTCCACTTCTTTCTCCGCTGGAACAGTCGTAGCAATTTCCAAAACACAAACGTTGCTACTGTTCCAAGAAGCCTTTACGGAAACAATTTCATTCAGTCCCTGCGGTTCAATCGACAAGGTAAGTGCATGATCTTCCGCAAACGCAACCAATTCTTCGTGCTGAACAGTTTCACCCACATTCCAGCTCCAACCCAAAGCAAGAAAAGCATCACTTCCCTTCTTTTCATCTTCCGTAGCGTTAACAGAACCGGGAGTTACAACACCACGAGGTGATTCCGTGATAAGCACTCTTTTCTGTTCACAAGAACCGTCCGTAACGACAACTACGTCAATCTTCTTATCTGTATCAGTAAATCTATATAGTCTCATTTGTATAAAAATTTAGATTGTATCTTTTTCGGAATCACCCATTTTTTCTCCGGGCTTTCTTAAAAATCCATTTTCGTCAAATTCCCTTAAATATTTTCTCACCCACACAGGAACAAGGTTAGGGTTTATCTTACCTGAATTTTCCACTATAGAGATGGATTCCCTTACTATCAACGCCGTACTCATGAGAGACCGAAACCATGTGAAAGTTGTGGTTGTATGCCCATCTATAGTATATTCCCCCAAAACATGAGCTACAATAAGCAAACACCCATATACAAAAATTTTAGTCAGGATCATTCCAAAACCTTTCGATGAAAAGTCTTTTTGCTTCAAATGGAATACCCAACTAATAAGAGTGTCCACAATAATAAGGACAACAAGGAATTTCAAAAACTCCCAATCTTTGAATATATATTTTTCTATCCAGTCCACAATAGGAGACAAAGGTAAAGCGATCAGTATAGGATAGCAAAAGCTACCTAAATAGGATTTAAAATGATATAATCTTCTGCTCTCCATCATCAATCCTCTAATCAGTCTTTTTTATCGGATTCTGATTCCTCCTTCTTTTTCTTGTAGTCAGAATCTTTTTTATAAGGCATACCCACAATTCCTTTTCTTCTGTTTGCAGGAGTATCTTTATAGAAACCTATTTTGTTTTTTACAGAAAGTCCGGTTGCTCCGGCTTTTTCGATTGTTTCTTGGTCGACATCCTTCCACTCAATCTGCGGTTCTCTATAATATACAACAGATTTGTTGAAGTTTTCGTCAACCACAACAACACGATTCAGGGACACAAAATCAATAGCTCCATGTTCCTGTTCAATTGGATCAATACTTTTTACAACGTCAGAAGCAAAGTTTTTCACCTGTTCCAACGAATAAACCTCCCAGTTGTTCTTTTCTGCAAGGCTTAAAAATTCATTTATAGGAAATTCTTGTACACTCATGGACGTAATTGGGTGCTTATACACTTCTTTGCACCAAAAGTATATTTTCACGCTTCATAGGGACATTGCTGAAACCATCAACCCGTAATAATTTCTAAAGAGGTCTCTCCACATGCTTAAATTCCCGGTGCACCACCGGTATCGTTAATAAAATTGATGATTAACATAAACTGGTGCAAAGTTATACTAATCACCTATTTATAATTCAACACATACAAAAGTATAACTTTTTTCCTATAAAAGAACAATTTAAAAAGAAAAACTTGTAAGCGATACTTTCTATGTTGGTGCGGCAACCGTACTCATATCGCTTACAAGTGCCGATCTCCCTCCGCACAGGGATCAAAGGTAACGGCAGAGCCTTTAAAGTAGGAGCTTACAGCTACGTTCAAAGACGCGGTGAACAGTGTTACTTCAAAAGAAGCCTTTCTCACGAAAAACCATTCATCTCACGACATCCTAAGTATTTATTAGTTAATAAATTTCTTAACTGGGTTATACCCAAACCCTGTATAGGGTGGCATTGCTGCATCCCCTTTTACTTTTCTCATGATATTGTAACTTCCGTTGATATCTGCATTGAGCAAAATTCCATCTTTTGTTTTAAAAAGTCCTCTTTTTACTCTTTTACCAACGTAAGGATCATGATGTTCCACTGGTTCTAAATCAAAAGAACTGCATTTTGACGTATGAGATTCGTTTACTTCAACAAACCTTAGTCCTTGTCTTTCTGATTTATATCTCAACATTGATATAAACGTTTCAAATGGAATACTTACAAAATTCTGATTGTTTCTTTTACCAAGATTGGTATTTTGCTTCCATCCATCATTATGTCCTACTATCAACGTTGTTATATTATCTTCCAAGCAAATATTGATAATTTCTTTACTTGCTTTATGAAGATAATCTTTCACTTTATTGTTTCTTTTTCTTGTTAGAGACATTAACCGCCTCGAATTTTCTTTTCCATTTGTCTTTTTTAGCTGTTGTTGGATTTTTGACTTCTTTTTGTTGTAATACTGATTTATGGATTTCAATTTTCTTCCATCAATCAAAATAGCTTTCTTACTTACATTAGTAACAATAGAAGCAAGATTATTTACGCCCAAATCAATAGACATAACCCTATTGTTATCAGGAAGCTGTTCTTTTACTTTTGATTCATATACAACCTCTATAATATAACAATCTGGTTTAGGAACAAATCGAACTTGTTTAACAGAACCTTCTTTACAATTTGTTTTCAAAGGCGACAGACCTTCTTTCTTAGGAAAGAAAATATAATTATCTCTGTGCTTAAACTGTGCATAAGAGTAAGGGAACACATTTCTACCTTTAGTCTTATGTTTGTATTTTGGAAACTTAGGACAACCGGTAAATTTCTTGTTATCTCTTTTCCATGCTTTGATAGCAAAAAAATAAGATTTTAGACTTTTGTCTAAAGACATAAGAATTTGTTGAGATGAAGCCGCACTTATAGCTCTATAATCAAAATTATCTTCATCTTTTAATTTTCTATCAAGAGAAGTGTATCTTATCCATTTACCCGTACGAAGGAACTCTTGCTTTATTTCATATAAAGCTGCATTGTACAAATTTTTGGATAAGAAGCAAATTCGATCTAAATCTTTATACCTCTTATCATTTACAGAAATAATATGTTGTTCTACTAAATACATGGTGCAAATTTAAATAGAATATTTGAAATTTCCTATTTAAAAACAAAAAAAGGAGTAAACCATCCTATAAGCCGCCATTTGCCCTACTTCGGGACTTATTTTTTAGGAACGATTCTTATAGGGGAAATTTAACTCCTTAATTTTGGGAAACACCCTAAAGTCATTCCCCATCAACCTCACATAGCCTTCAAAAAGAAGGAGGGAAGCTATCGCGAATCACCTCCCAACTTCAACTTTTTAAGCTATCTCATCTCGACTGCAAACATACAACTTTTGTATTCAATAATTGCAATTTTTGATGTTAAATATCCTTAATATTTATCCCACATGCAGAAGCTATCAGTAGAGATATTTCACGTTCCTTTTTCGACATCTTCTCAATAGAAGCCTTGTATCCTTCTGGATTGCCGTTATAACTCTCTACGATCGCTTTCTTTTCTTCTTCTGAAACGTTATAGAAAGCCAATACTGCTTTCTTTTCTTCTTCCGATAGATTGTTTCTATCTTTGATAGATAATGCTTTCTTTTCCATGCTATCTATGGGTTTTCTTGTTCTTATTTTTCTTTCTCCGCTTAGCGACATCCTTTTTATTACATCCCTTCTTAATGGAAGAACAAGGTTCAACCATTCTATTCAATTCATCGTCATCTTCCCCGATAAATATTTTTACACCATCCGCATCATAAACCATCATAATTTACGCAGCTTTATATAGTTTTCGATAATATTCCTTGACAATAGGTTGTGGTACACGCTTTCTGTAAGTAAGCGGACGTTTATCAAATATAAGAGATTTTAAAAAGTCGGCAGTAACTTCCTTCTTTTCCTGTAAATAAGACCTTATTGTACTCGCAAGACTACATAATCGCTCATATTCTTTATTGCTGTTATTCATAAAATTTTCTGCATAGCAATCATACCATTTTGTCCTACGTTGAGCATAAACAAGATAACGATAGGCTTCAAGAGGAAAACGCTTTTTTAGAGCAGAATCCCCTACGTTTTTTGTGTACATAACAATTTTCTTAGCAACAATAGCGTTCCATTTACGCATAGGAGGAAGGTTAATCTGAAAATTCCAACAACCTTTTATTTTACGGGAATCTAATTCTTTTTTTGTGGGCTCTCTAAAGAAATCCCTTCCAAAATAGGGTTTCAGTTTTTTCATACTATATCTGACTTGATCTATCGTCCAACCAAGTTCTCGTGCAATAGTCTTTTGACTAAAAAATAAAGAAGGTTCCCATTTGAGAGAAGGGTCGTTTTTCTTTTCGGACAGCCACACATGATAAATGGTTCTTCTTTTTAGTTCAAGATAGACCAAAAGAACACGTTCATTAAAACCAAGTCTTAATTCTCGATTATTAAATCTTTGAGTATCTTTAAATGCCTTAAAGGGACGTAAAAGACAAGCAGGGATCAAATTCATATCTTTAGAATAGAAGGATTTATCTTTTATCACGAAACGATAGGAAGTAATAACCTTCATCCTTCCACAAGAAGGATCAAAAATTTTTTCCACCTTATGTTCAATCTTCATGCCACCGGCATACTTATTAAATATCGTCAATGCTTGATTTTCAGATTCACATCCTATTGCATCTTTTAGAAAAGACAAAAGAGATTTTTTTGAATAAAAAACCTTTGAAGTGATACCCTTGTTTTTTCGTTTAGGAGTGACATCTTTCCCTTTTTTAGTAAATCTTCTTCTACCCGAAAATTTACCTTCACTCTCATCGAACAACAAATGCCGTTCTAAATCAGAACGAATCAAAAAGGCTGCTATATGGTTGTATTCCATAAAAAATAAATTTTTAATAATTGTTATCAAATCATTTTTAATTCTCTCACCACAAAGAAAGCAAAAAAAACAATAACAAACAAGCCAATACAAAAAAAACTACGTTTCACAACGTAGTTTACCATTTTTATTTTTATGAATTACAACTATTTTTGTTTTGTCACAAAGGTACAACAAAAAACCGACAAAAACAAAGAACAACGCGAAAAAACGCACCACAAGGCGCACCGCCACAGCACCCGTCTCGCGTGCGCCCGTAGGGTTTCCTCCCCACCCTCCATCCCTAAGTCTTGTTTTCCGATTTTCCCATTCAAGCGCGTATGCGCGTGTTTTCCTTTCCCTCTTTTCTTTAATAGGAGTATTCCTACTAAAAGAGAAATTTGTTCAGCAAATCGGAAAATTCGAAATAATGAGGGAATACTCCTATTCCCGAATTTTCGATTTTCCAAGGATTATTATATACTACTTTTTTAAAAGTATGTATATATATAATCATGTTAATTATGTCGGGAAAATCCGGCATTGAACGTAGTGTAAACGAGTGAAAATGAAGAGATTTTCTAAATCGACAAAGAACCCCCGTAGGGGGTGTGGGGTTCTTGAAATGGGGTGTGAAGCTTGTCAAAAAGAGGTAGTGGAGATAAAGAAAAATGGGTAGCAAATCAAATGACTGCTACCCACCCATCGAATAGTAAAATAAGAATTTTGAAGAAACCGTTGAGGCTTTGGTGAAAATTATGATTTAATACACTATGTCAGTTTTTGAATTTTGGGTAGGAAGGTATTTCTCAATAGTTCCTACCCTTTTTGATGATCAGAACTTAATCTTATACATATACCATGATTAAAATTCTTGGTCTTTTGTTTCGTTTTCTACTCTTTTGCCCAAAGGTAGTAAAGATTCTACAAATGATTCGTCGAATTTGATAATTCCTTTTTCTTTTTGTTCTTCTATGTATCGTATCTTTTCTTCGTCTGTTACTTCCACAAGACCGGGAAAAGGATTTTGATCCCTGCCATATTCTCTTCTCATTCGTCTGGCAGCTCTCCAATTAGGATCACGTAGAATACCATCACCTATTCTTAATAGGAATCTCTTTCCTGGAGCAAACCCTACCATCAATAAATCTTCATTTGATCTGTTTTGTTCTTTGGGAATGACTTCCACATCCATACCTCGCAGAAAGAAGTTCGACAAGAACGCTTTCATCACATCTCCATCCCATTCGTAATATAAATACAAAAGCCTTCTTCTTTTGCTTATAAAGTATTTTATTTTCCTTTCCATATTCCTATTTCTTTTTCTGTTTGTTCATGTCGTAATAGTTGATAAAGATAATGTCAAATCCAATTGCTCCGTTTTGTTTCATTTCAATTGAACTGAATCCACCGTCCCAAATAAGGGCAATAAGTTTGTAATCTGGTTTATCTACAACCTCGGATATCCCTTCTTTCTTTAACCTTTTCTTTTCTTTCAGATAATCCAGAATCCCATCTATAAAGGTTTTTGTATCTTCCATATCATAAATATCGAACTTTGCTTCGAGACTTGTATAAGGAACTATCCCTGATTTTTCATCAAAAACCTCGTTTACACTTAATTTATAACCTGTATTGAGGCTATATTTTATAGCTTTTCCTCCAGTCTCTATAGCAACCCTTTCGCTGTAGGCTTCTTTTGGAATGAGTTTATCTGCTTCTTCAACCAAAAAATCTTTAGAAGAAGCATCCAATATTTTAAATTGAATATCCATAATTTGATAGATGTTCAATTCTTTGGAGGTTTCTTGCTCTTTGGTAATTTCTGATTCTTTAGAGGCTTCCTGCTTGCATCCACACATCGAAATAAGTGTAAATAATGCACTGATAAAAATTACTCTTTTCATGTTATTTGTTGTTTTTGATGATTTCACGTTTGATATTGTTGTTTGTATCCTCTGCCAAAGGAACTGCTATCAGGATTGAGAAAATCCAAAATCCTGTAAACCAAAGTAGGTATTCGACACAGTTTACCAGATCGACCTTAAATAAGGTGATTGCAGCTCCTAAAAGATTGTACAGGGTACAGATGGTCAGGATGGATGCGATAATGGGTTTACCGGTGTAATAAAGCCCAAACCCTCCCCACATACAGGTCATAATAAAAGCCCTAAACAGCTTTTTCTTTCTCGCTTCATAAAGCAACGCTTGTCTTTCCGTCATCTTTACTTCCATATCTTCTATTAGTTTTTGATTGTATAATTGATCTTTGTGTTTTCTTCTGTACAAGATTGTGTCCAGAGTGAAGGGATTTCTATTTCCGTTTCATCTTCTGTCATCATTAAATCTGTTTCAGATTCTTTACCAGCAACGAAAAACGTTCCACTTTCTGTAAAGGTAAATTCTTCATAATCATCTTTACCGAAAAATACTTTTGCCAAAATAGGATAGTTGTTGTTGCTCGGATTTTCAAAAGAAATGATTTCCACTCTCCTACCATTTCTTGTGCAGACGGGTTTGCCTACTTTTGCTTCTTCTAAATTGAAAGGTTTCATGATTGTTATTTTTATTGTTGTTACTTGATTGTGCTGCAAAAGTAATATCGTTTTTGTACAAAATGCAGTCTATGGAGTTAAATTACTTTAAAATGTAACATTTTAGTGTTACACTCTCGTTAATGGAAACAAAAACTCCCGTCCCTCAATAAAGAAGAACGGGAGAAAACATGAAAGAATTGATTGTCTAAGCAAGCGATTGGATCAACTTCAAGTAACATGACAAAGTTAGGAATTTGACGGGTGATTCCAACGAATTTTCGTCAAATTCATACTCATTCAGCCATTTTTCTATTTCTTCCAGGTTCAGATATTGCCATTTTTCTTGTTTCATGCACTCTGCAAGCGCGGGAAAGGTATATTCCTTATCCTTGTTGAACTTCTTGCATACCCTTTTGAGATAACTTTTTCTCCCGGAATACCAAACATCACCGGCAGACGACATGCAGTAATAGGAGTTGTCTTTTCTTTTTGCTCCGAACCGGGTAACAATAGGGAAATATACCCTATCAGCAAGAAAAATGAATGGAATATACCATAAACCGTACAAAAAAGTCAGAAAACCGTTCAATTTTGCTTCTGGAATGAATTTTTTGAGCGTTTTTCTGAATCCATAAGCAAAATACCAGTTGTTAGCACCTCTTTTTACTTTGATTGTGTATTTCAAATGAATGTTCCTATCATACACCCTATCCCATGGTTTTACTTTTTCTGTGTTCATAGAAGGAAGGTACGTCCAAAAATGTTTCAATGCACTGAAATAGGGATTGTAAATGGTATGTCCGTGATCAGAAACATAGGAAAGGATGTTTTTCAGTATTTCTTTTGCTAAAATGCCTGTTTTGTGATCTTCCATCCCCTCCGCTATTAATGTAAGAGATGGAAGTAAGTTCCAAATTTGGTCTTGTGATACAAAAGGAGAAAAGCAGGGGTCTTCATTTTCAAGTTCGATACCGTTCGAGTAACCGCTTTCTATTTTGTAAGCATTAAAAAGGTCTTTTGAATTTACCGATATGTCGTCTCTAAGGAAGAATCCAGGCTCGTATTTAAAATATACTTTTGGATTCTTCATCTTTTCATCCTCATAGGCACTCAAAGAAAGTCTTTCTATTGATTTCAGACACCAGTAAATTTTATCTACACAAGATTTATCCCCCAGCACAGCTTCTACATATAAATAATGTAGGTATTCCGCCATATTGATCGTCCCGTCTCCCCAATATAAGATTTTCAGCCCTGTTGTGTTACTCTTTGTCACTTTACTTGCTGGGATATTAGTTCCTCGGCAATTGTAGTTCTCTGTCACTACTACAAAATCTTTAAAGAAAATGCTTTTCAGCTTCGTATATTTTTCGTCTATTGTCATGTTATAAAACCTATTATAGTAAAGGCGGAACTTTCGCCCCGCCTGAACCAATAAAAACAAAAAAAGTGTGATGAAGAAGATTATCCTTTTTTCTTGGTAAACAATCCAAACAGCCATTCGATAAGTCCGGAATCAAAAACGCCGTTCGATGCTAATCCTGCTCCAAATCCCCACAATAATGCTTGCCACCAATCCAATCCTTCAAACATACCCAAATGGAAACCCCAAGCGAACATACCAAGTCCGATGCCGGTTACCCAAGAGATAATTCTTTGAACCCATTCTGACGGTTCTGTTTTGAATAGTTTCTTGATGAACTCCGTTACAACTGTTGTAACACCTACTACGCCGGCGAAAGTTGCAAAGTTCGCTGCATAGTCAACTGTTTCTTCCGGCAACTCTCCTTGTGCAAAAATGCAAGCAATGCAGGAGAACAAAAAAGTCAATGTCAATAAAATTCTGTTCATGATGATATTTATTTTGAGTTAATTAACCGTGTCAAAGATAGAAGAAAAGGTGCACTTTCGCAAGCACACCTTTCAATCATTTACTGTTTATCGCCAATGATAAAGTATCAAATCATTCAATTGTTAATTTCTTTTCACTCCCAACTTAGCTCTATAAGCCTGTCGAAGATTTTCTACTACGATTTCCAAAGCATTTACATTCATACTTTCGATGATTTTCACTCCCGGTACATTTGTTCTCCAGATAGCGTTTCCGTTATCATCAATAGTCTGTTCTATTGTTGCGTCTGGGTAAATTTTTTGCAGTTTTGTTTTAGCTGCTTCCAGCCTTTCTTGATATGTTGCCATAGCTATACTTTTTGTTTTCAAAAGTAAGTCCTCTCCTATTTAAAAACAAATACTTTAACAAATGTTAATAGTGTTGTAACATTATACTGTTACATATATCTTTGCATCAACATGAGAAAAGATAGGAAAACAGAAAGCAGATTGGTTAAGTCGGTGATGATGTATCTTGTAACAGATGGATTAGCGAAGATATGTGTATCCGACAATGAGATGATCGTTGTTCCTATCGCAGTCATTTTAGTTGGTGTTATTTTGACACTAAAGGTTTTTGACTGAATTTCGACAAAAATGTAACATTATATTTTGTCATGTAACATTAAAGTGTTACATTTGTGGCAGAATAAAGAAAAACGATTTTAAACTTAATGCAAAAAAATGGATTAAAAATTAAAGAGATCATGCAAGAAAAAGGTATTTCCGTAGCCCAGGTGTCAGAAAAATTGGGAGTAACAAGGCAATCTCTTTATAGGTGTCTGAACGGAAATCCTACCATGAACCGGTTAAAGGAAATAGCTGATATTCTTGATGTTTCTCCAAAAGACTTATTTGGCGAAGAGAAGAAGGATTGATTTATTGATAGTAACAAACAATATTAAAAAGAAAAATATGGAAACAAAATTTAAAAAAGGTGACATTGTGCGGATCAAAAGTCTTGATTGGTACAACAATAACAAAGACGAAAAAGGGAACGTAAGTGTAACCGGCTACTCTTGTTCGTTCACAAAAGTATTAAGTGAATATTGTGGGGAATGCTTTGTTATTGATGAAGCAGGAGTCAAAGGTATCTATTTAAATGATCTTCCTTATGTGTTTTATGAATGGATGCTTGAATTGGGAAAATACGAATTGAAACCTTTGGATATAACTAAAAATTCTATTGCAACTAACAATCCTTTTATTTTCAATTCTGCAAAGAAATCTATTTCTGTTTGTCATGTAATTTCAATACCTTTATATGTTGCGGTAAAGGTTCAGGAAGCACCAAAATTCCAGCCTTTTCAGAAAGTGCTTGTAAAGGATTGTGAAGAAGGAATATTTGGCGTTTGGCATTGTGATTTGTTTTCTCACATTTCAAAAAAAGGTAAATATTTCACTATTTCCGGTGAGTGGGAGAACTGTATTCCATTTGAAGGAAACGAACATTTGATAGGAACAAAAGACGATCCTAAAGAACGATAACCAACGTTTCCATATATTTTTAAGTTCCCCGGCGGGACAGTTCATCATCTTCCCGCAAAGATTGGCTCCCGCCGGGTTTTATCTCATTTTTAAATACTGTATCGCAATGGCTTATTTTATCTTACAAAACAGAAGACTACCCAAACAAGCTGTTTCTTGTTTCAAATTCCAAGAAGGAACAGTAAACACTTCATCTTATATTTCTATAAAGATTAGAGGAAAAGAAGAAATTATTCCCTTCAAAGACAATATGGAAATGGCTTTGGTCAAAGAACGTTTAGTATCAACATTTCCGGATTTTGTAAAAGTAGGGAACAGTTATATCAAAAAGACCATGTTCCGGGAATACAAACCTGTCTCCCGTCCTGATGAAAATGTACACTACATCCTGTTCAAAACTTCTTTTGGTAGCATAAAGGTTCGATTCAATAATGAAGAAGATTTGAAAAAAGAACTTGCTTCTATGGATCAACTTTTCGATGCAGAATAATATAATCATCTCAAAAACAACAAAATATGGAAACGAAAGATAGAACAAAAACAGAAGTCTCTATTGAATTAAGGGAAGTTCAAAGAGAAATCAGTAAAGCAAGAAGTACAAGAAATTGGGCAAAAATTTCTTTTCTAAATCAAAAAAGAATACGCCTGCAAGAAGAACTGGATTACTTAAAATCCAAAGACAAGTTCTATTACCAAGAACAAAATTTAGAAAAATCACTTGTTTCTTGGGCAGCAAAGACACTCAATCTTTCTCTCAATATGGCTGATTTGTCTGTATATTATCTGGACTTGTATTTGCTTCATTTCAAAGAAAGAGGCTTTGTTCCTACTGATGAATGGAAAGCTAAAGAAAAAGCATTTCATGAAACTGCAAAAGAACTCGCAGAATATATGCGGTATTTCTTTAAAGGTAAATCCTCTGACGATAATTCAGAAAGCATGTCGGAACTTATGGATTTGATTGAAAGAGATTACTATACGGATAGAGAAAAAGTTCATCACAAACAATATGAAGAAAAGTTATGATAGACTGGAGTAAATTTTTGGGAAGATGCGGGATTGCGTTGTTATTCATATCGCTACCTGCAATTGGTTTTAAACTTTATTTTGGGTTGGGATGATCGTTCTTGCTATTGAAATGATTGTCGTAGCTGTTATAGTAGATGAAAATTGTTAAAGTAACTGAACATCATGGACAAATTATATTTTAAAACACGAAAAGAAGAAATTCAATCTAAGATTGATAGTTGTAAGAAAGAAATGAAAGAATTAGAGAATGAATACATAGTCTCTAATCAAAAATTCCCTATTGGGAGTAAAGTTTGTTTGACTATTCCCGCTTATGAACTCCGAGGTTTCGGTATTAATAGAATAAGAATAGTTCCAGAAGAAAAGAAATTTGCTTATGTAACTGGATATGAAATTGTGGCAAATGAAGTTGTTCCTATTCTTATGAAAGCAAAGAAGGATGGAACAATATCTAAATTAAGAGAACATATGTCATTCAGACAAGCAATAATTGAATTAGCAGAATAGATATGAAAAGAAAAGATATAACAAAAGCATCTTCTGTCTTTAAAAAGACAGAGCAAGAACGAATAGGGTACTTTCATAATGGCATAAGCCTAAGCAGTGTTGCGGTTGCTTTTAGAGAGGGTGTTGATTGGTTTATAGATTCTGTATGGTATGATAAAACAGTAAAACCCAAAATTGGTGAGTTTATTGTTTGTATTCATGAGAAAGGGAAACTGATGGGTATCCTTCAAGAAGATCAAGTTTTTATATCGTCCCGTCCAGGGTGTATTCTGTATCGTTTCAGTGAAACAATGCAATGGGCATATTTAAACGACTTGTTAGGTCTTATGGAGGGTTGAATCATGAAAAATCAAGTTTTATCAATCGACCAAATGCAACGCCTTAAAGAGTTGGGTGTTGATACAAGCAAATCCAACATATATTGGGTAAGAAGATCACATGGAAGTAGGATAAACGATTCTTCTAAAGGTAATTGGTTTTTAAGCCTGCAAAAAGAATTTATGGGTGTAGGGTTTACTGCTCATGAGGTAATTCCCACTTTCACTTTGCAAGATATTATAGACATTCTCCCTGGCTCTATAGACAATAATGTGCTGACTATTAGGAAACATGTCAATGGTGTAAGTATTTCTTATGAAGATACCTATACCCGGTCTATTCTTAGTATCTTCGAAAAAGAAGATATTATTGAGGCTGCCTATGAAATGTTGGTGTGGTGTGTTAAGAATGGATATGTAAAAAACAAATAATAAAAACAAGTCATGAAAAGAGGAATGCTGACAGCTATGTTAATGATGTCCACATTGGGTGTAAATGGAAGTACATATCCATTTAAAACGGGTAGCGGAATGAACCCCAATTACCGGAGGCCAGAGAAAAAGAAACAGGAAAAAGAGTTTTGTATAAAAGGAATAAAAGTAATGGCATATTTCAGAAAAGATGCCATTAAAAGATTAAAACATTTAAAATAAACAGAATCAAAATGGAAAAGAAAATTTTTGTATTCAAGTATGCTTTAACAAAAGGTATCATAGAGGTAGATACTGAAATAAAATAAAGTACTTATGGAGAGTATGCTAAGTCAAAAAATCAGATGAATATTATGTGGACAAACAGAGATTATGTTCACACAAAAGAAGAAGTCTTGAAAAAGGTGGAAGATATGAGACTTAGGAAAATCGAGTCTTTGAAAAAGCAGATTGTCAAACTCGAAAAAATGAAATTTTGAAATGAAGGAATTTGATTTAGAAAAAGCGAAAGTCGGACATCCGGTGTGCACAAGAGATGGTAAGGAAGCGAGAATCTTGTGTTTTGATAGAATAGGACATCATCCTATTGTGGCCTTAGTAAAAGAGGCTGGTGATGAAACTATCTTTTCTTATAACAAGAAAGGAAGATTCAGTAACGATGGAAGGGGATGTATGTGTGACCTTTTCATGAAAGCTGTAAAACGAGAAGCATGGATAAATTTGTACAAAGATAAAGATGAACGACTATTCCCAGGACTTAATCTTTTTGAATCTGAAAAAGAAGCAAAGGATAGAATGGAATCAGGTGAAAAGTCAAATCGTTTATATTACAAAACAGTAAAAATAGAATGGGAAGAATAAGGTAAAAACAAAAAAAGAATGAATATGGAAACGAAGAAAAAGATATGCCCTAAGTGTGGACAAGAAGATGGGTCGGGACAAAATAAAATCCATGACATGAACCCAGAGCATTTTGTAAAATGTGATATCCGTACAATCATGGAAAGAGACGGTGTTTGCTACCATTGTGCATTTTGGATAAGAATGTATGAGCAACACAAAAACGATCCCAATTGGCTAATTATAGATGGAGTTTCATACATTGCCAACCCATTCGTTCCTAATACAAATAACATGACAAGACGATTCATGGGTTTTGGCGGTAGGATGATGGAAGCCATTAAAAACTCTGGAGAAAAGGTGATATCTAACGATTGGTGGCATCAGGGTGATGTGCCAGAATGTTTTAGAGATATAATACCGGATAATGCGAAGTGGAACAACAACAAACAATAAAGGTCATGGAAAAATTAATAAACATAGCGGGTTTGCTCGAAGAGTGTAAACAATACACTAAACTTTACTCTGTCACGCATGGAGATGTCCTTTTGGACAGAATAGACAGACAAGGCAACTCACAGAAGAAAACAAAAACTTGGAGAACCAAATAGAAGAAGATTTGCCTAAAGTGATTTTTGCAATGGCTGTAACCGAATCCAAACGTTCCTGCCTTGTTGCCGAGCTTACCAAGATCATTTGCCAAAATGGAATGGAGGTAGGGCAGAACCGGTTATTTAAGTGGCTTCGCAAAAGAGGGTATCTTGGAGTGAAAGGCGAATACTACAACCAACCAATGCAAAGATGGGTAGAAGCAGGAATGTTCGAGATTAAGAAAAGAACGATCACAAAACCGAACGGTGATCTGATTACAGTAAGTACACCTCTTGTAACCGGCAAAGGGCAAGTGTATCTCGTGAACAAGTTCCTGAAAGAATATGTCTCAAAATGAAAATGAAAAATCATCCAATTTGTCGCAATATAATGTTACATTTTAGCTCAAAAACTTCACATGACATATTATATTGCGACAAATCCACAAAAAGTTTGTTACTTATAAACACTCTCTCCCTCTCTCCTACCCAAATGTTAAAATCAAAAATCCATGTTTTAAGACCAAAAATAACCCTATTTTGGGTCAAAAATATACAATAAGTAAATTCATTTTCGCCTATAGGGGAAGTCGAAAATTCAAAATTTATAAATCATTGATATTTAATAATTTAACTCAAAATCTTATCAGAAATGCACTTTTATCCCTTATTGTAAAAATATACAATAAGTCCAAGTACTGTTTTCTTGTCTCATTTTAACTCAAATGTTAAAACCAATCTGAAAAAGTAATAATAAACGGTTACATTTTAGTAGGAAAATAGTTACAGAAGGTTAAATAAGAGAAACTACCCTTCCAGAAGGCAAAATTCCATTCATTTAGGTGTAATTTATAGCAATCCAGATGTATTTGTAGTAGGAGATTTACCCTATTTTGTAACAATAAACTATTACATTTTAGCCTGTTTTTAGATATTTGTTGGTATCATTTTAATAGAGATAACCTTTGTTTACTTTACAAATAGTCAAAATTCAAAAACAGTCGAAAAATAGAGTGATTGAAATCCGACAAAAATCACATAAGCCTGAAAATCAATAATTTAAATTTTTCGATTTTCGTCCACTCCCTTATAGCGAAAAAAGTTTTGAAAACCCGATTTTCCTGCTATCATTTTGATATAGAAATCAATTGTTTCTATATCATTTTGTCAAAATAGTGAGATTTTATGTATTGAGCGAAGCGATTGTCCCTCGGAAGGGAGAAAGAATCCGCAAGGATTCCCCTTCCGAAAGAAAATAGGATAGACCAACCCACCAAAAATCGCCAATAGAAGTCCAAATCCATATTCTCGTACATACCAACAAAGAAAAACAGGAAAGTCAAACCCATAGGAAAGAAAAGAAATACCCTACCCCTTTCTCAATAAAAAAACCAGCTAAAAAGAAAAAAAAGAAAGGAAGCCTCATATAAAAGAGATTTTCAAAATTTCTATATATGAGGGTAGCATAACTGAACATGTTATCTATTGTATAGGAGAATAAATACCCTCCCTGTCATACTTCTTTTTTTGATAATATTTATAATTGATTGAAATTTAAATAGATAAATAAAAGTATGTCTGTAAAATTTTTGCCAAATGGAATGTAATTAGGAATTTTGTCCACTGTCATGTTAGACACGCAGGCTTTATATGGAGATTCCTTAAACAGTCCCTAAAGATACCCTACTAAAACAAAATACCCCGGATTACCTGCTTTTCCGCTTATTTCTGGTACTTTCTTTTCAAAATGATACACCAATACCACCCAAAAGGAAATAAAGCCTTAAAAACGATTATTTGAAATCATAGGATTAGAGTACAGGAACGGGAAAAGGAGAAGCAAAAAGGATATAGAGGGAGTGCCACCTACTTACATACTCCATGTACAAGGATAAAAGGTATAGGAGTGCTTGTGCCAAAATGAAAATTCTATGTATATAGATATATCTATATACATAGAAAAACAAAATATAAGGATATATCCAGAGCAAAAGAAGATATAAATGCATACGAAGCTATATATGATACTCGTATATACAGGTAATGCCCTATTATATCAAAATAGGGTTATTTGTGTCAAATTTGAAAGGTTTCAGCTTAAAATATCCCTATTTTTATTGTAAAAAGTACAATAAGTTAAACTCTTTTTGCCTATAGGGCGTAATCGAAAAATTAATTCATTTAAAATATTGATTTTTAGCAAGTTATCTATTTTTACTTCAAAAACTCGATTTTTTAGAGTGATTAAAAATTATACAATAAGTGATTTACTCTATTTTAGTGTCAAAAATGAAAAGTATTGAAGTTTTACAGGTGAAAATAGGTACATTTTGGTATTAATATAACTCCCGTAAAAAAGAAAGGCAATGTATAGAGTATAAAAAATAGATATAGAAGGTGATCAACAACTATAGGAATAGAAGCGAAAAGTAGACAGCAAACACAATCGCAAACACTCTGAAAGATGCATGAATAGTGGAAAAGGGAAAGAAATAGAGGGAATGAAGGGAAGGCGTTTTGTGTAGGGTGATGGCAGGCAGGGCGGGATAATCTCACATACATAAATCTAAAGACATAAAAACACATACATAACATACACAAAAGTCCTTTACAAAAGATAATCACATATACCCACAATTCACATTTACACCTACCTACTTATCTAACATTTTCATATTTACATTCCTTTGATTTCCTTCTTTTCTCTTTTTCCTATTCGTTATAACTTTTAGTTATAGGTTTTTCGACATGCTTTTTCTATTCTTTTTCTTTTATTTTGATAGGTATTTGTGTAATTTGTTGATATTCAAATAATTGTGTATCATGCTATTTAGATTCATTCTAAATAAGGTTTTGTTTATTGGTACGGGTTATTCCTATTTGTTTTAAAATTAAGGTTCCGCCCGCGCTGTATGCGCTTTCGCTCCGCCTCAATTTTGATATAAGTAACAAACAAAACAAAGAAAAATCATCAAATTAACCTTTCTTAACTATAAAACCTTTGGTATGTAACACTTTAATGTTACATTTGTAATGTGATAAAGAACTAACAATAACAACTAATTAAACAACAAAGTTATGAAAGCAACAAGAATTAATGCAACGGGTATTTATGGAGCCGATAGGAACGGAAATAATGTAACTTTTACACCTATTGAAAATACAAAGCGCGGTGTCTCTTTTGGAAAGTCCTATAAAATAAATGTAAATAATACACTTTAATAAACAGTTAAACAACAAAGTTATGAAAATGAAGGCTATACAAGTAATACTGGAAGGGTTGAAAGTGGTATTTATTTCTTTCGTTATCGCTCTTATTGTTCTATTCGTTGATGAAAGGAACTTTTTGCATGTTATCTTATCTATCCCTATTGTTTTGTTTTTACTTTATATTTTGATTGAAAAGTCATTTATAAGTAACAAACAAAACAAAGAAAAATCATCAAATTAACCTTTCTTAACTATAAAACCTTTGGTATGTAACATTAAAGTGTTACATTTGTAATGCGATAAAGAACTAACAATAACATAAACAAATAGAGATCATGAAGGCGAAAGAACAAATTTTTGAATTTATTGCTACAGAATTGAAAAATAGTAATACTGTTATTGTAGCAACTTTAGGGTGTGGCGGTAATGGTTTAACCCTATTACAGGGTGATTGCGTAGAATTTATTAAGGAACTTAAAACTTACTCTTTTGACGGAAAAGTGAAAGGCTGTTTAGATATAATCGAAAGCGAATATGCAGAAGCAACAAGCGAAATATATCAATTTTCCGGGAAAGACGGGTATAAAGTACAAATTTTAACTTATTAATAAAGCAACTAACTAAACTAATTAAGCAAGGTGCGCAAACCTTGACAAAACGCGATTAAGTTATGACAACTACAGTAAATAACAACGAAAACAAGGTAACTGTAAATCGTATTGGTTTCTTTGGATCATTTTCTAAGTTCTTTAAAGAAGACACACAAGTAGACAACACTCTTTTTGAAGGCGGTAAATGTTATTCTTTTGCCTACTATATTGGGTTAAATGATGATTGCAAAAACGGACATTTAACCTTTAGTTTTACCGGCGAAATTAAGGTAAAGAAGAACAACGGACGTTATTATACTTTGATTTCCGGCGCAATAGGTGACATTATCGTCTACTTAAAACCTGAGCTTTCTATGTTTGAAAAGCTGCATACTTGCAATCATTTAGGGCAGCCAATGTTTATAGATGACATTCGCTTTCATATCAATGAAGGCGAAACAAATGAACAAATAGCGGAAATGTATAATATTTCTAATTTGGAAGCTATTGAAATATTACGTAACGCTTCAGACAACAAAGATTTATTTCACTACCTTGTTTTTTACTTGGGCGTTGCTGGTGTTTGGAAAAAGCAAGCAGATGAAGCCATTCGGGAGATGGAAGCAAAAACGGGCTTAACCTTGAAAATTGAAAATAAAGATAGAGTTTATAAACAGTTTGACGCGGAAAAGTGTAACGACATGGCCTATTTGTTTAAACATGGTTACGCGACAAAAGAAATGAAACAAGCGCGTGAAGAAATTACAAGAACAAAGAAACGGTTAGAAGAACTTGCAGAGATTGAAAAAGAGTTTGCCAAAAGTGTAGAAAAAGCAAAAAGAATTTATGAAGTAAAAAAGGCAGTTGTTTCTTTTGGCATAAGTTGGGATAACGTTACCCTTTACGATCATAAAAACGAGCTTTGCTTTAATTGGTTAGATTGCTGTAAAAAGATTCCTTCTGATTTAATCAACGAACTTGTGTGCAGTAATACCCTACCAGAAGGAATAGAGGTAACAAATTTAGACAAAGGTAGGGAATAATCGCCCTACCTGTTTACTCACTTATTTTATTCAATTTATCAATTTAAAAATATATAGAGATGAAAATAAAAGTATCATATCATAAAAGACTTTTTGCAAGTGGAACAGTATATAATTGTCGCCTGAATGTATTTGCTACGCCTTCGGAAATGCTTGTTTTTAACACAAAAGTAAGTGATATCTTTCGTATGAAAAAGACAATTTTAAATGCAGTTTTGATATAGTCAAAGTGTTTGAATATTTGGAAAGGTTCAAACAGTTGTCCGGCGCCAAAGAAAAATTAGAATTTGTCAAAGAAGGAAATCAGGTACAAGAAAGCGAGGATAATTGTATTTGTTCTTTTGATATTATATTTAATAAGAAAGACAAAACGTTTCTAACTGTAAAAACCAAAAATTCAAATCGATATATTGATAACAATATTTTGATAGATATAAATTTAAGCAAAATATATGCTACTAATGCGTTTATTTGTAAAAGTAGAAACGTGAAAATATCTAATCTTTTTGGCGATTGGGATAAGCATATATGTATATCTTTTGACACCTTTAAAAAGTTGGTAGGGAAAGAATGCCATATTATTGTCAATAGCGACGATAAAGAAGAGCAAACAGTCGTAACGATCGTAACAGATAAAGGTGAAATGTTTGAATGTAGCTACTATGATTCTGATAAAAACGTAAATATAGAATCTGTTTATCCTATTTTATATAAAGAATTAAAATTAACGGTTAAGGACGATAAACAGTTTACAAAGGATTTAAAAACTATATCTAAAGTCTCCGAATTTGTTTCTTTTGAGATAGAAAAAGGATCAGACCGATTAAGAGTAAATTATATTACAGTTTCAATCCACGTACCTATATAAGGTACGACGGAGCAACCGAACGCGCAAACATTCCACCTATTCAAGAACGGAAAAGAAAAAGTATTTAAAAACGAGTTTGAAGCGTATAACTTTGTCCAGAATAAAGAGAATGAAAGCTATTTTGATTTTAATGTCTCGGACTATACGGACGATATGTTAGAGGTAACCGGACTTAACCTGGAAAGTATCATATCTAAAGTAAAACAGGATAGCCCAAAAGAGTTAAAAGTTATACAGGATATAAAGCTATATGATAAAACCGGGAAAATAGTGTTTACTTATGGTGATGGAAATACAAATACTATAATAGAAACAACTTTCAACGGCGACAGTGTGTTGCAAAGTGTATTACAAAAGATAAACGAAAGCATGTAACGCTATGATCCGGTTAAACAAATTCCTTTCCTTGTTTGTCTCTAAAAGGCAGATAAGGAAAGAAAAAGGAAAGAATAGAATGAAGTATTACACAAAAGACAATGTTAAGTTTGTAACATGGAAATACAATGCCGGCGTGCCGTGCTTCTATTTGAACAAATCTGTAGATATTGTGAATGTATTTCTATTGAATGATTCAAAAAAGTTACAAGGTTTTTTCTGTAAAGGATATTTTGTAAAGAATATCCTAAAGAAAAACAAAAAGAAATTTTTGCCGGGCAACTTTTATCAGTTCCTTTATAAATTGGTATATGTCGGCTACAAAATAGAAAACGGAGAAAGACTGAAAATGTATCAGCTTAAAGAGGTTGCATATTTTGAAAGTGTTTAGCCTTTCCAAAGAAAAAGATTTGTATATCTTTGCTATGTGTAGAAAATTTTATGTTTGTTATATTATTAGTTTAGTTATTCAATTGGTATTTAGTAGTTTAATTAGTTTATGTTATTATTTTGTCCTTACCGGTACGCGATGTATAGGTAAGGACTTTTGTTTTTGTCCTTTCTTTAGTGTAGTTTTGTCACATAATAAAAACAACCATTAAATTTTTGTCAAAATGAAGTTACAAAAGTCTGTAGACAAACCTTCTATAGTTTGCGATAACTGTAGATACAAAATCGAATGTCCTTATGTGGACAAATCAGAATGTTTTGAATATAATAGTGCACAGCTTTCCAAATCTCAAATCGAAGAATTGAACAATGCAGAAGGGGAAACAACTTACTAATAAAGATTTACCGGCTATTTCCCAAAAGGACTTTGTGGAAATAATAGAACAAGCTCCAGAAGTGATCCAGACCGCTTCTAGTGAGCTAAAAAACGCTTTTGTCGCTTTGGAAACGGCAGAAAGGGCACTATCTGAATCGTCTTACCGTTTCTTTGTCTTTGAAGGTAAGGACGGGGAGGAGATCACGGCCGACTTAAAAAGCTATTCTGCAAAGGGTTTTATCCTTCGTCACGGTGGAAAGGAATCGGACGTAAAGAAAGCACAACGGCACAAAGAAATGTATGTTATGCCTCTCATAGAAGAAATAAAGAGGTGCAAAGAGGTATTCAACGACATTTATCGAAAAGAAATGCTTTCTTCCGTCACGCCGGAGATCATGTCCTATATCGTGAAACTGTTTGGGGAGATGAACGGCGTTGATGATGTCCAGAAAATCCTAAAGGAAGAAAAGAAGATAAAACTTACCCAAAAGGAACTGCAAGCCATCTTCGCCAAAAAGAAAGCGGAAATCGAAAGCAAACGTGCCGTATTTCTTGCTTCATCCAATCAATATAAGGTAGCAACGGAAGCCGGACGGCTACAGATCATAAACACTATCATAATAGACCTACAGCACCGGTATCAAAAATACCTTGCAGAAGAAAAGGAAGAAAAGGCATTGATATTCGAGCGGGAAATAAGAAACATGCTGGAGCAAGCCCGGAAAGAAGTAAAAGGCAATGAACTAAAGTTGACCGTAGACGGGAAAATAGATATTGTCGCTACCTTGCATGGACAAGAAAACGTTTCTCGTGTATTTCGAACACTTCCTATCAATTCTATCATAATAGGCCTTGTCGCCGCAAAATCAGGTCTTGACCCTACTGTATTGGTACATCAGCTTGCAACAAGCTACTACAAGGACTTCAATGGTTTCAATAAAACTATTCTGGGTAGGGAAAAGATTATGCTTCCGGGCGATCTGATCCGTGCAGCCAATTGGGAAGAACTGGAAAAGCAAAACAAGAAGTTCTTAGACGAAATGACGCCTTATGAAGTGCAGGAGGCTACTTATATAGATGATGAAAGAAAAGCCTCTGTAAAGGACAGATTAAAAACTTTACGACTTAAATAGGGAAAGGGAGCTATGACGAACAAGGAAAGAAAGATAAACCTCTATATAAAAAGAGTGGAAAGGTTTAATGAGCTTTGTCCTTCCAACGGGTTCCTGTGGGGAAGTACGATCATAAAACCTATTACAAGACGGAATTTGAAAATAGCCCTGTCGGGAGAAAAAGAAGAAAGTATAGACCGGAAGATAAAAGGAATAGAAAAGTTTATAAAGTATCTGGAAGGTGATGCGGGCAGTGACGGAAGGAAAAGAATGCTACCGGAACTGAAAAAGTATCTGGTAAATGTAAAGGACGCGAAAATAAAAATATCCCCATCTATAAAAGTGTTTGTAAATGGGGATATAAGATCGCGTTTGTCTCTTTTGGAAAAGAAAGACGGAAAATGGATTGTATCGGACTACCGGGGAACAGTATTGAAACTGAAAAACCAAGAATCAGCCCTTCAAAGGGAAATCTTGTTCAGATTGAAAGCAAAATATGACCGGTCGATCATACCCAATACAAAAACTATTTTCCGGGCTTATTCTTAACCCAGATACATCTCTCCATGAAGTTCGGGATATTTGGAATCACGCATAATGTTCCGTACCTTTGTCTTTGTCCAAGCAGGAGCAGCATTCTTTACCGGAATGATCATAGGTTTCTTTTTGGGAGTTTCAATATTCTTCTTTTCGTAAGGCATACTATTAGTTTTTAAAGACGAAAGGGCTAAGAACCGATTTTTACAGATTGTGTTCAAAGCCCTTTCTTGATTAACGTAATTTACTAACAACGAGATTGTTAATGTACCTACTCTGTTAAGGATTTTCGGCATCCTCCTTTATTAAAAACTTAGATTTATTTATATAGAGGAATTTAGAATAGATTTTGTTATTTCATGTTTTCACCTCCTTTCTTTTGATAGGTTTGTAACTCGATTAACTATAAACAATTATACAGGTATATATTTCTTACTCAATTGTAATCCAGATGTCTTCTTTTGAAGAAGAAAGTTTAGAATATACTTTTTCAAACGCTTCTTTGATAGAAGTAAGTCTCCCTATTTCTGTGTTAAATCCTACCCCTATACATCCTTCTACATTGTCTGCTGTGGCGGCAGAATGAATCAAAACGCCAGAAAAGCCTTTTATTCCTTCCAGTCTTGGAACTTTCCCTTTACATACATTCATATAAAATTCCTTTTGGCTGAATTTAGGGGAGACCACATTCATAAGAATTTTATATCTGCCGGAAGGAATAGCTGTCTTTCCATATATTTTTTTAGATTTTATTTCTTCTTCCGACATACTTTGTGTCAATCCTCTGTCGGTGTCTTCAATGGTGTTACAAATAAATTCACCATTAATATACAATCTCCCTATTGTATATTTTTCTTTTTTCCATTTTCTATCTACTTTAATCTCCATAATTAATTGATTTTTAAAAAGTTTATAGCAAATTAATCATATCGTCTATCGTCACTTCCTTTAGGTTTACACCGGGATATTCATCTTTGATCAGTTCGTCTATGTATTCTACATCTTCAAACCTTTCTTGTTGGATCAAGAGGTTTCTAAGTCCTATGAGATAATTAAGCCTTACGGAATCGATCCTTGAATCTATTGCCATGCAATAGTTTTTCAAGTTCTTAACTCTTAGCCATAGGATAAATACAATCCCCAATAGGAAAACCGTTATTATTCCCAGTAATACAATGCAAATTGTCGAAAATTCCATATCTTTTATCGTTTGTAAGCCATTTTTTCTAACTCCACAGTAGTTATATTCTCCGGGATTGTTTTAAGGCGTTTATAACGTCCTCTTTCAATCCGTTCTATAAATCCCGCTCTGTAAAGATAGGTAATAGTTTTTCTAAGTGTACCGTTAAAGAATAAATTACATCTCGACACATCGTAAAACTCAAATGGACGGTCTATGGAATTAATATGTCTAATGAGCTTTTGAAGCTCTGTTTCTTTCTTTCTGCTCATGTCTTGTTGTTTTTAAATTGTACTTGTGAAAAAGTAGGAAAACATATCTTCACAGACCGGATTTCCCAAAATGAATCTTAACTATTTATGGAAAATATAAACTGTTTTTATTCTATTTCATTCATTTTCATGTGACTTAAAATATGTACGATTACATCTACTGTCCAGCCGTTTCCAAGCATCCTGCATTGTTGTGTTGCGCTGCATTCCCATTTATACCATTCCGGTATTGTTTGCAATCTTGCACGTTCAACAGGAGTAAGCCTTCTTATTCTGTCTTTTTGATAAACAAGATCATACATGCCGGTACCACCAAGACATAATGTTTGGGATTTTTGGTTTTCTGTTCTGCAATCTACACCAAAACCGTTTCCATTGGATTTATTTCTTTCAAGATGTCGTTGTAGCCCTGCCAATGCTTTTTCTGAAAGAAAGCGATTGTCTTCCAAGACTTCTTCCATTACATCCTTTAGGACAAGACCTCTGTCTTTCGGCAAAGGAATACTGCCATCGTTTATATTTGTCCAATAGATACGTTTCCTATTTTGCGCAGAGACCAACGCAGAGTTTATGTGAACGCCTTTTGTATTTAAAGCCTTATCGAATACCGATTCCCACCTTTTGTCCATTTCCACATTTTCCAATAGAAACAGGACATTTGGGTTTATCTTCTTTGCTTTTTCCAAAATACGAACAAATTCCCAAAACAGATAAGATTGACCTGTAAACTCAACTCCTTTGCTTTTTAGGTCAAGATATTGCTCCAAAGAAAGGACTTCAATGTTTTCTTTTGTAGAAAGACCTTCTCTTTTACCAATCATAGATAAATTGTAGCAAGGACTTCCACCTAAAATCAAATCTATTTTCTCTAAATCAGCTACCTTTATATTCCTTACATCTCCTAATTGGATTGTATCAGGAAAGTTAAGCTGGGTTTGTTTTATTGCAAACTTGTCTATCTCGCTTGCATAGTATATGTCGGGTTCAATTCTCAATTCTTTTAACGCTATCTGTCCGCAGGACATTCCGTCAAACAAACTAAGTACATTCATAATATCAATCTATCTCTATATATGTTTCTATTTCTGTAAGAGTGACGGATTTAATAACCAGATCATTAATATCTGACAGAAAATCAAAATACAGCTTTGTTCTTTCTATGGCTTCCGTATCGGAATCGGATTTAACCATCAAAACAGCTTTCTGCATTTTTACTTTTCCTTTAGGGGTCGCTTCTGGATAGTAGGAAACGACTTTGAAAAATTTCTCTCCCTCTCCTACTACAGAAATAATGTCTGTTTCCTTGATAGGAGAAATCCTAAAATCTTCATTTGTTTCTTTGCTTCCCCAATCAGTAGTGATCGCTTCTACTTCCGTATAGGTGTAAGCCCTGACAAGAATAGTTCTTTTAACAGGTATTCTTGGCGGTTTAAAACCGTCTGGATTGTCTGTCCAGTAATTTATAGTTGATTCGAAATACATACTGTCATTAGATTAATGATTGTAAAATAATTCCTTTTGTATAATCACACCCTTCGCTACCTCTTGGAATAATAACAAAATTCTTGGACGGTGATTCCATTTTGAAATTGTAGGTTATTTCCGGGTCGGAAAGGAAAGATGCTTTTTCTATGTACAGAAACTTTTTGGCTTTCTTTCTCCATGCGGAAAAATCATAGGAGAAAAGCGGTATCCCTTCTGCCGACAACAAAGACATCCAGTTTCCCCACATATCCATTACAAGAAGTCCTGCTGTTGCCTTGAAGCTATCGCCGGTATTTAAAGTAAAATTCATTACATGGTTGTAACCGTCTTTGATACACTCTGCAAGCTCCCTCCCAAATTCTGAATGATTTTTTAATGTGACTGCAAGAGTGAGATGCCCGGTTTCATATATCTCATCACATCTCATGGCTCTTGCGTCACTGTCTAAAGCAACAAGGACATCTTTTGTGATTCCGTCATTCTTCCCCATCTTCCTTTTTATTAGGGATAAGAAGAACGGATGGTACGCCATTACAGCCTTGGTTCAAAGGTATCTCATTCCATTTGCCTTTTGTAATGGCTTTCACTTTCAAGAATACATCCAAAGGAACACCCAACATTAACGGTTGCGGTTTATAGGAATGATCCTTTCTCCATTTTGCCATTTGAAGCTCGATGTTTGTCTTTACAGCTTCCATAGAAGGTAAATAAGATCCCAGCTCTTCTATTTTGCTTGCATTGAAAAGCGAAATTTTCCCATTTTCATGAGGAACAATGATATAAAATTTATTCTTTTTCATCTTCTTAGTTTTTGATGTTGCAAATGTAACATTATACTGTTACATAATCGCTCTTTTATAGTTAAAATACGTAAAATTGTCAGTTTTTCTTTCTTTTGTTTGTTACTTATAAAGGCGATTCTTCTGTATCTATATGGCAATAAACCAGTTCTTCCTTTGCCCTTGTAATAGCAACGAACTTCAAGCAATCCTCTGCATACAAGGCTTTAGGTGTCTTTGCAAACTTGGAAGGAATTAATTCAGGATTTAAAAAGAAAACCCGTTTTGCTTCCAACCCTTTGCTTTTGTGTATGGTAGAAAGAATGATGCCGGTTTTATCGTCAGAGAAAATGTTTTTGATCTTTTGTTTCAAAGCTAAAAAAGAACCAGGGAAACGCTTGTATAGAATTTCAATGATAGAAACTTTTTCTTTCAATGCCACATAAGAAGCGTTGTTGGTAATAGCGATTTCAGACAGACCTTTTCCTTTTAATTTAGAGACTTTATCGTCTAATAGGAGGTATAGGTCGTCCAAACAACTTTGATTATCCATCAACCGACAAAGACTTTCCCCGAAGTCCCGTCCCATGATGGATACTTTCTTTCCTCTTTCCAGCAACATAATAAAAGTGACAACTAAAGGATAATTGTTCCTACAAAGAATAAAATCCCCATTTTCAGCTTCAAAAATGTCACCACTTCTTACAATGCCTTCTTTTGCTGTGGGAACACATTCTGTACCAGGAAACACTTTATTCGCTACTTCGACAATTTTCTTTGCACATCTGTAAGTAACAGAAAGTGGGAGGCAAATTGTATTCGGCATTTCTTTTATAGAGTTGAACACATCCAAGTCAGAACCCATAAAATTATAAATAAGCTGTTTTGAATCTCCTACAGCAACAAATCTTCCTCTTGGTTTGATATATCTTTGTAAAATTTCCTTTTGAAGTGTAAATAAATCCTGACAATTGTGTACAACTATACCGTCATTTGCATTTTTACCTTTATCAATATTTGTGGTAAGCCCACTTGTAATGATAAAATTATGATTGTCTTCCACTTCTATATCAAAGACCTCTCCCATTTTTCCTTCTTTTGCAATGTTGGTTACACAAACATTACCTTCGTTGAGAATAGACATGTCCCATTTATATGATCCGGCAAAATGTTGATAATCTTTTGGTATTTTATATTTCATTGAAGGATGCACATAGGGTGTAATGTTTTCAAAAAATATTTGCCAAGAAGATGCACTAATATATAGATACCAATAGGTTTTCCCGGATGAAGAAGATTTTGATTCACGTATTTTATTTTGAATACCCATGATGGTCATTCTTTTAGAAAGGATTCCAATAAGTTTTTTGGATGTCGCACAGCTATACAGATAAACGCTTGATCCGTTGAAGGAGCCATCATCCATATATAAAATCGCCAATTGTTTAAATGACAATCTTTTTAGGATATTCTCTTTATTCATTTCCTCTGGATAAAAACATATTCCTCTTGTGCTAAATCTATAAGCTATTTTTTTGGAAAATCCATTTTCAGTAAGTATTTCTATATCATCGTATCTTCCTAACAAATAGCTTTTCCAAAAGAGATATTCCAATTGCTTTTCTCCGTGTATAAAAGAACATCTATAAGTATTTAAAGATATCTTTTTTAAACTTCCATCTCCTATGCTACTTATTAATACAAAATCTTTTTGGTCTTGATTTAAACTTCTGTGATATGGCTGATCCGAAGTGCTTGATATCAGAATTTCACCTATACTTAATTCATCTGCCCTTTTCCATCCTTGCGCAGTAAGGAACAAATGATTAAAAGTACACTCTATCTTTCTTTTCCCGGCCACAGTAATTTTCATTACTTCCCTGTGTCCTTTTGAGCTTGCGTTTAGAACTTTTTTTAGTTCAAACTTTCTTTCTTGTTCATTGTAAGATTTAACTAAAATTATTTCACCATTGTTTATTCTACTTGTAATTTCATCTATCCTCATTTTCCCATTACTTGTTGCAACGCAAGTTTTGCCCACAAAACATTCATCTGCCATAACAACTTGATACTTAGGAAAGTTTATTTCATCCACAAAATTATATGGAATCCATAACATATCTGGAAAGTCCATTTTGAAAGATTTGTTGTCTTGTATTTTGGCACAATCCTTTCTCCACCTTTCATTGATTTTATTCAGATCATTTATCATTAAATTTTCGTAATCCAAATCATATTCAATACAAAGCGCAGAGACATTTCTTTCGTTGATTTCACAAAGCGACAGCCTAATCTTTTCCCACAATTCTTGTAAGGCAAAATAATATCGCATTTTCTCTTTGTACTCCTTTTTTCTAAAATCAAACAATTCCATACAAAGAGAAAAGCATTTGTTTTCTTCAAGCTGCATTCGGAATCGAAAATTTTTCATTAATGTACGAAGCCCCATTGAATGAAAAGTATTACACTCTACTGTAGTAGGCAGTTTTGTTTTTAGTTCTTCCGCAATGCTTTTGTTGAAAGCCATAAACAAACAACTTGTACCTTCTTTTGTTCTATTGCATAACTCTTTGAGTGTAAACGTTTTTCCACTGCCCGGTGCTGCCTCTACCACTATGTTTTTATTGGTATTCTCGTAAGCATCGAAAATAGCCAATTGATACTTGCTCCATTCCATAATTCTTTTCGCTTGCTTTGTTGTTATTAGTCTTCTTTTTTTAGATAATGCAGGAACTCAAATGGTTCTCTTATACCATCTAAATATTCTTTGTCCAGTTCGTTATCGTACGCTTCCCTTTCAAAAGAAATGTTTCTGTAAGCCTCTTTAAAACTCTTGTATTGAATTAATCTTACAACCCATTCTATCCCATACCACAAAAAGAAAGGTAGGATAAGAAGCTCTATTTGTTGCTTTAGATGAATGGATTCATGATTTATTGTTCTTTCCGTTAATGGCTTATACTCTTTCCTTGCAAAAATAAAAGGAAAGATAGCCATTGCTACATATCCCTTGAAAGGGATCAGATTGTTATACACGACGATCTTTTTCATACTTACTGAATTTTTTGTAATCTGCCAAATAATCAGCAATGAAATTCCCACAAACAATAGGATCATTATAATCTTTCCTATGTCCCGGAATCCATTTGACCTTTATTCTTAATTTTGTGTGCTCCAAAACTTCCATGAAGATTTTCTCCCACAAGTCCTGATTTTCCACACGCAAGTCTTCTTTCACCCAGTCTACAAATCTGTATCTCAATTGATCAGCTACGTATTGACTGTCTATATAGAAGGTAACGGTTGCCCTTAAATCTTTTTTAATAGCCCTTAAAGCCATCAGAACAGCTTCCGTTTCCCTTCTGCCTATGGTGGTATGAGAAAACCCTTTTCTTATGTGATATTCCTTGTCTTTCCATTTGATGTAAACGGCAGACCCACCCAGCCTTTTAGGATGTTTTGCATAGCAACTGCCGTCTGTCCAAACTTCAAGAACCTTTCCTTTTCTTTGCTTTTTCGCCATAACTTTTTAAAATCATCAGACTTGAATCGTCCTCAAAACCCTTATTCAACATATCGGTTACCGATTTCTTGTTTTTCAACATTTCCCATAAATCCTTGTCTATGGTAGAAGATGAAAGCAAGTATTGGATTGTGACCGGATTTTCCTGTCCGCTCCTTTCCAATCTTCCTATTACCTGTACAAGATCACTTGGTCGAGGTGGCAATTCCAAAATAGCCATGTTCGAACAAACCTTTTGAAGTCCATCCACCCCTGTACCCAGACATCCCATATTGGCAAATAAAAGTCTTTTGGAAGGATCGGAAGAAAAGTCAGACAATACCTTTTCCCTTTTCTTTCCGGTCGTCTCACCTATGACAAGCAGGCTGTTTTTGAAAAGTTTCTGAATGTCTTTCAAAATAGTGGAATGAGAACCGAATACGAGCAATTTATCATCTTCGTTTGCTTCCAGCCATTCTTCTATCCATTTTTTGATTGCTTTCACCTTTCCTTCCAAAGAAAGCTGTTTTAGAAGATTCATCTTTACCAGAAACTCCGCTCTTGCGGCTTTTTCTACCTTTTCTTCATCTTTGAAATGATTAAAGATAAATTCCAATAAATCTTCTTCCGCAGCCTTGTAAGCCTTCTTATTGGTTATCTCACATTCTACCATGTTTTCGGTTACAGGTGGAAGCTCTTTTAAAGCATCCCGTTTGCTTATGTGGAAATAGCAACATTTAGTGAGAAGATCATTCAACTCCTTGATATTGGAAGCTCCTGTCATATCCATCCCCCAAAAAGTTTCTTTTAAATTACAATACCTTTCAAAGAAATAGCGGTGGTAAGGATCATCCGGCGCAATCTCTTTCAACCTTCCTATAAGTGCAAGTATATTCAATAGTTCTACCGGACGGTTCATGATAAGCGTACCGGTTAATCCTATGATAGCAGAAGATTTCCCTGCCAGTTTTTTGAATGTCTTGCTCCGTATGGATTTTCTGTTTTTCAGAAAATGAATTTCGTCAGCTATGACAAGAGAGAATTTCTTTTTCTTCATCCCGTCCAGTCTTACTTCGATAGAGGTCTTGCCGTTCTTCTCCGTTCTTTTCCCCAGAATGTCGTAATTGATCACAAGAACATCAGCATTAAAATCTTCGGCTGGTGAAGTAGTGGAAATGATAGATACCTGTCTATTTGGATTTGTTTCTTTCCATTCTCTAAGCCAACCGGATTTTACAGAAGCCGGACAGACTACCATACAAGGAAAAAGATCAAGCATTTCAGCATAGAGAACAGAACATAGACTTTTACCTGTCCCCACAGAGGAACCATTTACATGGTTCCCGTGATTGATAGCATAGTAAAGATAATCCATTTGATAGCTTCTCGGCTTTTTTAAGAGAGAAAGCCCGTCCATCAATAGTTCTATATCCTTTCTTGATAAAAGTTCCTCAAAAGGCTTTATTTCAGCTTTACAACCTGTACGAACAATAGAAAGAGGATCAGTTTCTTCTATTCCACAATCCGCTACAAATTCTTTGAGTAGAATTTCTTTTGCAGGATCGGATTTGACATACAATTCCTTGTTAGCTGTATTTCTTTTATAAGAAGAAATGAGTTTAAGTCTAAGTAACGCTTCCTTGTCCAATCCGGCAAAATACCAATAATCCTTTTCCTTGTAGTAGTACGTCATTTCTTTCTATTGTCTATAAATTCAAAATAATACTTGTCATTCTTACACTTAATCTTCTTTATGATACAGAAATTCTTGATATTGACTTTTCCGTCTTTTTCCAATTTGTCAAATATGACTTCAAAGAGTAGGGAGATAATCTTGTCTACAGACCGCATGGAAATAAAACTTCTGGCATTTGTTCTAAACCCGGCTTTATTCAATGCTTTCATGAAGTTGAAAGTTACCTCCCTGTAAATCTTATTCATTCGTTTTATATCAAATTAAACTACTCAAACTGATCGTCTTCATTAGAATCATAAGTTTCTTCATCCTCGAAGTCGTTGATCCAATCTTCTATTTCTCTTTCCATCCCATCTTGATTTCAAATTCTTCCGGCGTCAAAATAGGAATGTTCAAATCCTTTGCTTTCTTTACTTTGGATGAAGAACTTTCTTTGTCTTTCGTTACAAGGATTGTAGTGTTTTTGGATACGCCAGAAACAACTTTATGACCTTCTTTTACAAGACGTTCTTCCCACTGTTTGTTTCTGAATCCTGTAAAACAAACTGATTCGGGATTGTCGTTTTCCACCGTTTCTTCTTGAACAAAAGAAATAGAAACAGGTGTACCACCACAAAGATAAAAGAATGTTTTTAACCCGTCATTGAAGGCCTTTGCCGTAGTTTCAGCAATACCATCAATGGAAAGCAAATCTTTCGTAGGAACTTCCCTGTTTTCAAACAGACTGTCTATCTGGTCTTTGGTGAGGCTGTTGAAAATCATTTGACAAGTCTTTTCTCCTATCACTCCACCGAATACATTGTAAGCGGTCAGAACTCTTGCAAAAGGAACTCCATCGTCTACGTAGGAATCAAATTGCTTTCGCAGCTTTTTGGAAAGGCTTTTCCCTATTCCTTCGATTTTTTCAAGCTCCTTTTCCGTTGCATTCACGACACTTTCTATAGACGAAAGTCCACCTTTGTAGAGCTTTCTTACAGTTGCTTCCTGCATTTCTTCCGTACCCAATGTGGCAAAGAAGTAGACAAGTTGCTTTATCACTTTTTCATCACAATTAGGATTTAAGCAAACAAGGTCGGTCAGGGTTGCATCCCATTTCAAAGGTTCTCCACAAGAAGGACAGAACATCATGTTATCGCACATTCCCTCAAAGCACTCAATGCTGTATTTCAGTGTTTCCAAGTGTTTGGGAATAACATCTCCACTTCTTGTAACCACTATATAGGCATTAGGGCAAATATGGTTGTCTGTAATGTATTTTGCATTGTAACCGGTACAGCGTGTGACTGTAGCTCCATCAAACTCAACCGGTTCAAAAACAATTACAGGCTTACTTTTGCCATCTTTTGAAATACCCCATTCAATAGAAGTAACTTTGGTTGTGTATCTTTCTTGCCAGTCGGGATTTTTGTAAGCAATCGCGTAACGCGGATTCCCATTGGGAAGTCTACCCAAAGCATTACGAATATTCTTGTCGTCCACTTCAATTACAAGGCCGTCACATTTAAAGTTTTTGGTAAGATCAAACAGTTCATTCAAGTAATTGAAAGCGGATTTTTCATCATCAAAAATAGAAGCAGAAGTCACCCAGTATTGTGTTGCATACGGTTCGTAAACATTGTAAAGCTCTGCAAGCTGCAAAGATTTGTCCCTATCCAAATCCATAATACCATACCGGATATAGGCGGTATTCCCTAAAACCTGCGGATTCATTTCGTCCGCATTGAAAGCTCCTGCCACAGAATTTCTTGCACTTTTGTAACCAAGCGGTTTTACGTTTTTCAAAAACATACCGACAGGGATAATGGCTTCACCGAAAGTAAAGCAAGATTTCTTTCCCATAGGGTTGCCATGATTGACATATTCGTAATGCCGGTCACTTCTTTGTCCTTCTACTCCATCACCCCTTGTCCAACATTCATTTGTCGATTCGTCCACCAAAAGGGAAATGCCGTCATATTTAGGTGTAATGATAATTTTGTTAGTAGGGTAAAGTTCCCACACATCTTTAACCCATCTTCTGATCTCACTGATTGTTTTTACCTTTTCCAAAGAAAACATAGGATACGGTAACTTTTCCATCCTGTCACCCTTTTTGTTTTCCTCAATGATAGGCTTTGTCAGGATTTCACTATCAGGATATTCCTTTTTCAACTGGTCGATCAAAAGATCATACTCCTTATCGCTCATAATAGGAGTGCCTTCTCTGTATTTCTGGTTGGCTTCTATTATTTTGCCTTCCAATTCTTTTTGTTTCTTCGTCATGATTTTATTTGTCTAAGGATGAAAGAAATGCTCTGGTATTCTCTACAGAATCACACTTGTTTTCTTCTTTTTGCTTGCCTTTGATTTCTATCAAAATCTTATAGGCTTCCGGGAAGTTGTCTTGTAATTGCTTTTCTGTGTTGATATGGTCGAGAGCACAAGCAACTCTGTTTCTGGTTTCGTTTTCCAGCTTTTTAAACTCACACGCTTTCTTGCTCCATTCCAAAATATCTTTTTCGAAAAAGCGTTTCAATTCGTCCAGATATTCATTATAAAACATTTTGGGCATCCCTATTCCATCAAAAGGAATGGTTTCATAGATACAGACACCCTTTATTTTTAGAAGATCGTTTATGGAAATACTTCTGTAAAACAAAAGTGGCTGCATGGACGGATATCTATCTACAATAGATTCTATTTCTGGCGGCAGAATAGCATTCACTCTATCTTGCAATTGTGTTCCAATTTCTGCCAAACAATTACTCAATTTCTTTCCTGCTTTTTGGACAAATCTATTTCTAATCTGTTCTTTGTCCGATACTAATAGTTTAGCCATAATCTCAAATTCTTTTCGTTACTTTTAGTAATATGAATAATGCAATCAAAACCGTAAAAGCACCCATCCCTATACCTCCCATGAAAGAAAGCAATCTATTGGGAACCGCCTTTACTTCTTCTTTCAGGTTTCCGTTTTCTTCGCTTACTTTAGATAATCTTTCTTTGAGGCTTTTTACAACCATTTCCAGACTATCACAAGAAGCTGTTATAACGATAGTATCGCCTTTCTTTTGAACTGAAAGGTTAGCTTGCCCTTTACTTGTTTCCCTCTTTTCTCCATCTTCCATTTTTTGAGGATTGATAGTGAGGTTTACAATTGAATAGGGAATCTTTACAAGCGTATCTGTTAGCTCTCTTTCCCAGAATAGGGAATCTTTTAGTGTGAAGCTATAGTCTGTTTTTTGGGAAGGACGGGATTTGCACCCGCCCAAACCAATAAAACAACAAAATAACAAACAAAAAGCAATTACCGAATTTCTTTTCATATACTTTCTTTTATGATTGCTGACTTTAAAAACCCTGTTATCCCCATCCGAAAGGATTTCAATTTCCCATTCCGGACGACATCCAATTCAATGTTTCTAAAATCCCTTGCCACTCTCACACCTTTAATTGTAGCTTCTCCTATTCTGGGAAGTTCTATTGTTTTATCCCTTAATCTGTTCAGGATACAGTTATTCTTCGAGTTCATGCGATTTTAGAACGCTTTTGTAAATCACGAAGTTGTCGTGTCCGAAACTGATAGAGACAGAATCACATTCCTTTACCCATCCCCTTATCGTTCCTTCCGAATAATTGGAAAGATTGGCTTTCAAAACAATGCTTGTGATATCCTTACCAATCGCTTCGTTTTGATAGAAGTCCCTTGTCTTTCCGTTGAAGTTATCCAAAAAAATGGTTCTTTCCATCTTTCCGTCTGTCGACATAATAGCAAGAACAGGTTTCTTTCCTATTCGTTGCATGTGGCTAATAGCCATGTAAAGATTATGTTCCATGATTAATTACTTATAATTCAACACGTTCTTGATCGCTCTTTCCTGATAGAAGCGTTTCTTGTCTTCACTTCCGTCTTTCTTAGAAAAGTTGCTCGCCCTTTTCTTCAATATATTCGCCTTGCTTTCGGTAGACATCATCTTAAATTCTCCTATAGAGATGTCAGGAACCTTTTCATTCTTTTCTTCTTCATAGGAAACTTGTCTACTACATACCGGACATTTGGGAAGATTGGAAGGAACAAGTTTATTGTACCGAAAGACGAACTTTGCATTTGTCATGGGAGATTTTATCCCAAACCTTTCGCAATTTTCATTGCCACAATATATTCTTATCATCTTGAATGGATTTGATTTTGTCCTTCAAAAGAGAAAGCTGCTTTTCCACTTCTTCTAATCTTGAAGGGTTGTTTACATTGTTTTTAAGATAGGAAAGATCGTGTTCAATACTTTCCAGTCTGTCCAAGAAAGACAAGACAAAAATGTTCAAATATTTACCGTTTGCCATAGTCGAAATTATTTGTTTGTTACTTATAACGGACGCAAATGTAACAGTATATTATTACATCTCCAAGCATTTTTGTACATTTTTGTCTTGAAATTGTCAGATTTCTAAATCAGTCCTTTTCGTCTTGCGTATTCGGCAATCAGAATACCATCCCTATCCGGGTGTTTTAGAAGCACTTCCGGGAACAACCTTTTTCCTATATCCAAAGAAGCCTTTTTAAGCTCCGGTGCGCCTGTAATCCCCTTTGGTAGTAGCTCTCTTTGCCATTCCTTGGAATCCACAAAAATGTACGGTACTTGATAAAGTTCCAATACGGTCAGTTCCGCTTCCAGTGCACGCATAGCAGAACAAGTTGCTTCAAATCGTGCGGGATTCTTCATGGGACGTTCAACAATCGCAACACATGGCGCGTGTTCTTTTAGGTCTACAATAATTTCCGCCAATACCTTTACATCCACACGAGAGATGTTTTTCTTTGCTTTTGTGTAATCCTGACCGGAAATAACAGGTGTTTTTACCATGTTGTAATAGGTAAGGTCTTTCCCTACTATTCCAATCGAGCCGGTCACACCATTGTCTATCCCAATGTAAAATTTCAATTCTGTATCCTTGCTCATTGTTCAATACGGCTTACACCGTTCTCCTTTATTATTTTAAGTGTTTTGCACTTAGCGTTTTCGTTCGAAATATGGGTAGTGATCAAAATAGGATACTGAATAAATTCCAATGCTTCGATCACATCATACAGACTTTCTTTCGATAGACCTTCCGTGATTTCATCAATGGACAGGAATTGCAGACCTCCCCATTTGTTTGTTTCGTTTATCATATTCTGGATAGCGATGATAAGGGCTATTTCTACTCTTGCGCGTTCACCACCACTGTAGTACCAAAAGTTTTCCGCTTCATCCCGGACGACATACGGAGTTATTTCTTCTTTGATATCTCCGTCCGCTTTTGTCTTGAATCCTTCTATTAAGATACGAAGGTCGCTATTTTCTGCTTTCAGGATATTGTTCGCTCTCGATTGGATATTTTTCAACTGTTCCAACGCAAGGTACATCTTGAAAGACTTAAACCTGCCGATCCATTCTTTTTTCTTGAATAGAAGGGCATCCAAATCGGAAATCTCTTTGTCGTATCCGGCAATCGAAAGCATAATGTCTTCTATTTGCTTTTCCTGCGAAGACACATCCACTTTCGTAGCTTTTTCTTTCTTGATTTCCTTTATCTGCTTTTCGTTGTCTTTGATGTCGGACATATTGGATTCAATCTTTTCAGACAAGGTTTTCTTTTTCCTTTCCAAAGAAGAAATAGTGCTTTTGATACTTTCAATATCATCATTGATCTTGTAAATAGATGTATTGATTTCCTGTGCCGACTGACGAATCTTGTCTATTTCATCCTCTTGCTCGTTTTTTATTTGGATGAAAGAAGAAATAAGGTCTTCGTATTCTTTCAAAGATTCGTCCAAAGTCTCCATCTCGGAAACAACTTCTTTCTCCTGTTTTCCGATTTTCACTTTCTTCTTTTCCTCCTGCTCCAGCGTAGTGTCTTTCAATGTAAGGAATTTGTGCTTACATTTTGGACAAGTAATTGCACCGGATAAGTTTACAAGGACTTTTCTAAGGGACACTTTCAAATCGTCATGGATTTTTGAAAGCTCTTCTTTCATTTCCAAGACTTCATTCTGATTTGCTTTTGCTTCTCCCAATTCCTTTTTAACGGATTCGATTGTCTCTTGTATCTCTTTGGTAGAAGGCAGGCAGTCTTTCTTCTTTTCTTCCTCTTTCAAAAGGTCCTCCAGCTCTTCCAAAGCGGAATTATTTTCTTTTATACTTTTGTCTGCACGACTAATTTCATACCGGAAAGAATCAATTTCTTCTTTCAGAGACTTTATCATACCTTCTCTTTTTTCGATACGAAATAGTTTGTCGGCTTCAAAGTCAAAATTGGCAGCATCTTCTATTACCTGTTTTAGTGCTTCTATGCTACCTTCTGCACGATCCTTTTTGCTTTGAATAGCAAGTTTTTGAGAAGATAAAGTGTCCAGTTCTTTTTGAATGATGTCTTTTGCTCCATCCAAAAAGTCGTAATTGATAAACCGGCTGATAAGAGCCAATTTATCTGTATTGGAGCTTTTAAAGAACGATTTGTAGTATTCCTTGCAGATAAGGAAATAGCTTTTTAAATCTTCCGGTGAAATGGCAATCCAAGAAAGGATATAGTTGTTCCCGTCTTTTATGGTAGCAAGTTCTACCGGTTTACCGTTCAAAGACACATTTAGTTTACTGCTTCCTTTTAAGGGCAAAATACGCTCGATAGAGAGAGTTTCTTTTCTTATTGGACACTCTATATCCAATAATACTTTTGCTTCCTTCTCACCCCTTCTAATGAGCTTTTTATCCACACTGCTTCGGTAATTGTTCCCGGTAATGGCAAAATAGACAGCTTGCTGCATGGATGAATTATGGGTAGGAATGTAGTTGTTTGTGACAAACATGCCGTCTTCACCGGAAACAGTTATGCACTGTTGTTCTTCCGCGCCCAAACAAGTAAAAGCGATCATCTTCCGGGAAGATTTACCCAAACATTCCGGCACTTCAAAAAAGACTTCTTCGTTTTTCGATCTTTTCATGATTTCTTCAAGCGGGATCACATGCCAGTCTTCGTCTTTATGCAAACGTACTTTCCATAAATGACTTCTGTTGCATTTGACTTCCGTCCCGTCAGAAAACGTAATCTTATAAGCAACATCAATGTCATGAAAAGGGATTGCTCTTACTACTTGATACCCACCGGAAGGATGAAGGATAACATCTCCTACCTTTATTTCTCTCATTTTTACAAACCCATTAGGAGTAAGGATGTCTGCATCCATTGTTAAGGCTTTCCCGCTACCATTACTTCCTTGATTGTCGTCCGTTTTGTTCAGCCCTACAAGTGCAGTTACCCCATCTTGAAATTCGTATTTAAAGTGTTCGAATGACACGAAATTTGTTGCTTCAATTCTAATCGGCTTCATTTTCTTCTTCCTTGTTTTCAAATGTTGTTTCTTTCTTTCTGAACGTATCAAGAACATCCTTCTTGATTTTCCCAAACAGCTTTGCATCTTCCAAAAGACGTTTTCTTGTTTTCGGGAAACCGAACCCTATCTTTTCTTCACCATAATAGATGTAAGTCCCCTTTTTGGAAAGTACACCCAAATCAAGTCCCATGTTCACAATTTCCATCACCTTGTCAATCCCTACCCCGAACCGGATAATGATTTGACATGCTTTAAAAGGCGGTGCAACCTTGTTCTTTTTGCAAGTTATCTTCACCTTGTTGGAAACTTGTGTTTCCCCTTCCTTTTCTGAACCCACACGGGCAAGCTCGATTCTCTGACTTGCATAAAAAGGAATGGCAAAACCTCCCGGCGTTGTGGTGGCCGCGCCGTATCCGCCTATGTTAGACCGGATTTGATTGATACAAAAAAGAATACATCCGGTCTGCTTACAGATATTTTTCAAAATATTTACCTGGGAACTTAAAAGACGTGCCGTAAGCCCTATATGCGCGTCCCCTGCTTCTCCATTCAAAAGAGCGGTAGGAACAAGACCGGCAATAGAATCAATCACAACAAGACCAATAGATTCTTCATTGCACATTTCCTTTGCTATTTCAAGCACTTCTTCTGCGGTAGAAGGCTGGGAAAGAATAAACTTGTCGGGGGACAAATCAATTCCTATTGCTTGCATGTATTTTGGATCAACAGCGTTTTCCGTGTCAAGATACCCGACCGCTTTTCCTGTTTTCTGCACTTCCGTTGCCAAATGGAAAGCAATACTTGTCTTACCGGAAGAAAAGCCTCCGTAGGCTTCCACAACACGACCTTTTGCCCATCCTCCACCAAGTATTTCGTCCAGTAGGTAAGAACCGGAATGAACAAATTCAATGTCCTGTCTTTTCCCTGCCACAGCATCCTTGCCAAAACGATCTTCTATTCTTGAAATAAGATCACTTAAACGATTGGGTTTCTTTTCTTCTACAGGTTGTTCGTCTGCCACAACAAGAGCTTCTTCTATCTTTTTAGTTTCCTTTTTCTTCGCCATAAAGCAGTTTGTTTAAAATTTCCTTTCCTTCTTTTTCATCATATCCGTTTTCTTTACAGAAAGACGAAAATCTATCTTCTATGTCCTTTGCTTCCAAAGTCTTCACTTCTACAGTAGGAGCAAGGACTTCTTTTATTTCGATTTCCTTGAATTTCTTTTTGATGTCCACACCTTCTTTTGTAAAAGCATCTTTATCAAAAGCATCAAGTGAAGATTGTTCTCCCCAAACCTCTACCCTTACACGAGCGGTAGGGTTTTCTTTCTTGAACTTGTTAATAAGTGCCACCGCTTGCTTGTGTGGTGTTTCTTCTAAGTCAATTTCCAGTTTTTTGAATACTGTTCCTTTTGTGGAAGGGATAAGATCGACTTCCAAATCAAAATCCAGAAGCCAAAAACCCTTCTTTTCATCTTCCCCAAAATTGTTCTGTTGAACACTTCCCAAATGGTAAATGTTACTACCTACACGTTGGTAATTATGATAGTGTCCCAAATACACTTTTTTGAACATCTCAAACATGGAAGGTTTCAGCTCACTTTTTACTTCTGTACCGTCCATGTTTTTACTACCGGTTACAGCAAAATGCCCAAATAGGATATTCTTCTTTCTCTTGTCCCCGATTTCTGCCAATTCGTCAAGTAAAATGTCATCAGTGAAAAATGGCAGGAAAAAGCAATAAACCCCTTCTATCTGCATACCGTCCAATTCTTCCACCAAAGTAAAAGAAGGATGATGCTTGAAAGCTGTAAGAAATGACTTTTGACTTGAATAGGATGTTTTGTCATGATTACCGGGAATACAAATTATTTGATGTCCGTTTTCGTCATACGCTTCCAATATTTCGTGAAGCGTAGAAAGGCACACCTCCCTTTGGGATACCCTGTTGTCAAAAACATCACCCAGCCAGATATGAGTTTTAATACCCTTTTTGTCGGCTATTTCCATTTCTTCCAGCAAAATATCTTTTATGGTAGAAGCATTTCCCTCTGACAGATGATGGTCGGTTGAGATTATAGCTAAATATTTTTTGCTCATGTTTGTTTTGTTAGAAAGGAAGGGGACTGTATTTCAAGTCCCCAAACCAAATTAGAAAAATATGAAAACTAAAAAAGAAGAAATTATTTCTTTTTCATTCTGGCTTTCAGCTCTTGCAATCTTGCTTTAGCCTTTAGAAGTTCTTCGTCTTTGTCCGTAGCATCTTCGTCAATAGGAGATTCTTCTTTGGGTTCTTCCTCATTTTCCGGTTCATCGTCCGATTCCGGTTCAGATGCCGTTTCTGTGGAAGTTTCATCTTCTTCCGGGAAAGGAAGTGCCTCTCCAGCTTGTGCCAAATCATACCAAGAACGAACCTCTGCTATTGTCAGATCGTCCGGCAATTCAGCTTCCGGGTACTCTTCTCCAATATAGTCTTCCAAGAACTTTTTCATCTTTGAAAGGGGAGGGTAGGAAGCGACTTTTGCTGCTTTTTCTTTTGCCGGTGCACTTGCCGGATTCTTTCTCGGAGCAGATTTTTCTTCTTCCTCATCTTCGTTTTCCGGTTCTTCCGCTTTCTTTGACTTAGAAGTGGATTTTGTCTTTTTGGGAGCTTCATCTTCCCCCTCATCGTCTTTGCTACCCTCTTCCGGGATCAATGCAGCCATCTCCTCTATTTCAGTAAGGAAGCCATCATCAGCAAAAATATCGTATCCGTTTTCTTCGTCAAAACGCTTCAACCCGTCAAGAGCCATATTGAAATCTTTCTGTGAATAAACATCCTTGTAGATTTCTTCCAGCGTAGGAACTTCATTCAAGAAATACTCCATATCTTCATCAGGAATAACAGTTTCTTCAAAGAACTCATCCCAAGTTTGTCCTTTTTTCGGAATACCGGCAGACAAAGAGTAGGTTTTCTTTCCTTTATCATCTTCCCCCATTGTGATCACAAGCGGGTATGCTCCTTCCAATTGAGAGAAAATATCGAAAGAAACCGTTTCATCGTCCGACATTTCAACCGAAATTTCCTTTATGCGGTTCATCCATGTTCCGTACAATTGCAAACGGGCAAAGTCTTTTGTTCCTTGGTACACATAGCAAACATACGCCAAAGACGGGTTGATACCCCATACGAACTTGTTTCCTTTTTTGTACCCCATAATAGGGTTAAGGAATTTTCTGCGTTCTGTATCGTCCTGGTATTCTTCGGAAGCCTTTTTTCTCACATAGTCGCAATACAGGACAATAGGGTCTTTCCCTTTCAAAAGATTCTTTCCGTGAATGTCGGCGCAGAAAACATTCTTGTCTTTTACCTCTTTGCCGGTCACCTTACCGTTCGCATCATAAGTAGGAACTTCTACACGCAATTTGGACATCTTACAAGCTACATAAGCCTTTCCCATTGCTGGAACGACACGAAATACGTTCTTTCCTTTCTGAACAGTAGCAAAGCCTGTATAGCTCTTACTACCTTTGTACATTGTCTTTTCAGCCTGTTTTACTTCTGCTTCTACATCTTCAATTGATTGCTTCTTGAATTTCGATTTGTCAAATTTCATAATTCTTTTAATTTAATTGATTGATAAATAAATCGTTATTTCTCTTTTACCTGTTTTAAAAACGCTTCAATAATCTGCTTTTGTTCTTTTTCAAACATACCCACAAACTCTTTAAAAGAAACGGGTTTATTTACCTTGTCTTCTACCTCAAAATAGGGTAATCTTTCGGCAATTCCTTTTAGGTCTATACCGTAGGCTTCTGCCGTTTCGTATTGCTTACCCGTTTCCTTTGCCGTTCTGATTCTGTACAAATCCCATAGAAACGGTGCATTCGTACATTGAACAATTTTAAATTCTTCCGTTAGTTTGATTTCCATATTATTTCTCTTTTATGATTAAAAATGTGTTGATTTCACCTTCTACCAGATTGTCCAGAAATTCTTCTGGTGTTACCTTCGGGACAAGTCCCGTCAACTTTTTGTCCTTTGACTGCAACGCCCAATAGAGACTGTCTATTTCTGCCAAATGCTTTTTCTTTTTGACCAAATCCTTTTGCATGGCATGTAGCTCTGGGTTGATCGTCAAAATATCGTCCAAAGAACTTTCTGTGAGCTTCACAAGTCCTATGTCTTCCACTTTAACCTTTCCACCGTTTACAATAGATTCACGTCTTATCTGTGTAGCAAGTTGTGCTTTATAGACATTAAATTCCACTTTTGCAGATTCATACTCTGATTCTGCTTGTGCTCTAAGAAGCCCTACTTTGTTCAACAGGACGGAACAAGTGGCGATTTCCCCATACAAATTTGCATGGTCTATGGAAGTCACCACATCCATGTCCAATTCGTTTTTCAAATCATTGGAGAGCAAGACTATCGCTTTATCTCCTATATTTCTTACCAGTTTCATACCCCAAGTTTTATGAATTTACTGTTACTGTTTACTTGCAATACATATTCTTCTTTAAACTTGTCAAAGTTAGCTTTTCCGCTTAGTAGGAGAATGCTTTTCTTTGAGGATAGGAAGAAATCTGCGTTCCCCTCGTAATCGTCAGGGAAAATAACCACACGAAGGAATTTGTAATTGCTTTCAAGCAAGAGGTTGGCAAACCGCCCTTTCCTTCCTTCTCTTTCTTCCACTTCCAAAACATAACCACCTACCATAACCATTTCATAGGTCGATCCGTCATAGTTTTGCAAATCTTCCACATTGTAAAAAACCCCGTTTCTAACTTTTGGTTTTAGGTATTCCCTTACCAATCCTTCGTAGTCAAAGAAAGCAAAACCGGACTTGTTCTTTTGTTGTAAAAGCCACCACCAATCCTTTGCAATCTTTTTCTTTTCAAAAGCAAGAAAATATTCATCCTTCTCTTTGTCGATTTTGATCTTATTCTTTTCCCGATACTTTCCAAGCATGAACTCCCTTGCAGAAAAGATATTGGAAAATTCCCTTGTTTCATCCATCGTATCGAACGCACCGGAATAGATAAGATTTTCAATAACGGATTTGTTCACTGCCGATCCTTTGAATGTATGACGATCAATAAATTCAGCCAAAGAAAAATACTCCCCGTTTTTGGAGCGTTCTTCCATAATCTGATTCTGTGCCTTTTCTCCTACTTGCTTTGTTGCATTGATCGCCCAATAGATACTATTATCTTTTTTGTCCGCCACAATGTTTATATCAGACTTATTGATATTTACAGGTTTGATTTCGATCCCTTCTGTCTGCTGCATTTCATTGACGTATTGAGGAAAGTCATCTTCACTTGCACGGGACAGAGCAACCGACCAAAATTCCAAAGGATAATGCACTTTCAGCCATAAAGAATTGTAAGCATTAATGGCGTATGCAGCAGCATGACTGTTACAGGTTACAATTCCATTTGCAACAAAATTGTGATTTTCATCTTCCATTTCAATGTCATACACATCTTCATTGCCTACAAATCTTACAGAAATAACATTTGCCATTTGCGCATTGGAGCTATCATTAGCAACAAACAAAGTTTTTCCCATAAGAAACTCTGCATATACCTTCCCTTCTGTTGTAGGGAATTTATGGTTTCCTGTTGTTCTTATCTTCTTCCCATCAACAAGAGAAATTTCATATACAGGTCTGTTGCCGGAATACCTAACGTCTTTTATTTTGGAAAAATACAACGAACCATTTTGTTTCATACTTTTTGCCATAAAAGAATTACATTCTTGATTATTGAAAGCATGAAACAATCTTTCAACCGTTATTTCTCCAAATCCAACAACATATACTAAAGTACTGAAACTCAAACACTTATTGAACGAATACTTAGCAAATTCCTCCATCTGTTCCCAAAGAGTTTCTGCATACTTTGGAGTTACACCTTTGCTTCCAAATTTACCAACATAACCTTCTATGAATTTAGCTTTCAATGGAAGTAAAACATCTAACTTTTTTTTACCCAACGCTTTACGAACAGTATCACATGTAACTAAATCAAAGCCAGCAAGTTGATTACAAATATTCATTACTTGTTCCTGTTGAGTCAAAATAGAATAAGTGTCTTTCAAAATTTCTTCCGCTCCAATAGGGTATTCCGGCTCTTTTTCTCCGTTTTTCAAAGCGATGTAGTCCATGTGAAAACCATTTTCCATTGGCCCGGGACGGAACAAGGAAAGTGCTGCTACTACATCATCCATATTTTTGGGCTTCAATTTTTGTGTATAGGCGCACAGTCCCTTTGCTGAAAACTGGAATATATCGCTAAGCCAACCGTTTGCAAAATATCTGTAAACCTCCGGGTCATCATATTCTATATCAGAATAGAGATTGATCTTCCTACCCGTATTCTTTTCAATCAGGTTCAGAATATCAGTGAATTTATCCAATTGCTCAATGCCAAGAATATCCTCTTTTAAAAAGCCAGCTTCGTCCATCTCTCCGCCTTCCCATTCGCTGACAACCAAATCGCCCGATTTTCTAACCGGACACCACTCATACATTGTCTTTTCTTTTGGAAAGATCATCATAGCACAAGCATGAATAGAAGCTGCCTTTTGTTGTCCAAGAAGAAGGAAAACAACATTCATCATCTCTGGATATTTATTCAGAAATTGATTTATTTCTGGCCTCTTGCAAGCAAGTTTCAAAAAATCTTCTTCTGTCTTTACATCTTCTATCATTTTGGTAAGCCTCCTAAGAGTAGGGATTGAAGCTCCATAAATCTTTCCTACATCATTTATAGCCTGTTTTATCTGTAAAGTAGTGTACGTGCCTACAGAACAAACTTGCGAAGCTCCAAAACGATTTTCCATGTATTGTTTTACTGCCGGTCGGTATTCTCCCGGCACATCTGTATCAATATCTGGAAGGCTGGATAAAACCCTACCTTTATTCAAAAACCTTTCAAAAATCAAACCAAAGTGCAATGGGTTTGTATTTACCAATCCAAACAGATAAGAAATCAAAGAGCCACTGGAACTTCCACGACCACCACCTAACAAGATATTATTCTTTTTGCACCAATTGACAATATCGCGCAAAATCAAAAAGTAATCAACAACCTGTCCATATTTGATTACATCTGATTCTCTTTCGATTCTTTCTACAAGCACATCCTCCGAGTAATCTTCCAAAAGTTCCGGTTTGTTTTCCAATCCTTCATAAATCAAAGAATCAAACATATCTTCATTGGAAGCGTACTTTTTCTTTTCTTCTTTCGTCATTTCATAACGGGGAAGATGTCGACTGTCAGTAGGAATTTCAAAGTTACAGCTTTCTGCAATCATATCAGCATTGCTTCTTGCTATCATATAAAATTCCTCTCCCTTTTCACTATCCCCAAATAAAGAAAGAAGTTCTTCCATATAAGTCGCTTCATCTTTGAAATATTGATTACCGGATTTGTAGTTTACTTTCCCGTCAATCTTATTTACGACTTCCCGAAGTATAGCGTATTCCGGCTCAATGTAGTAAGCATCAAAAATGGCTACGGGCTTCATTTTGGACTTATAGAACTTTTCAAAGTTCATCAAGTAGGAAGTGTCCCTATCATTTTTTGTGTATTCCACAGTATCAACCTGCCAAAACACATTAGGTTTGCTTCTTAAAAGAATAGGGACATCTTCAAACTGTATCGTTTTCGGGTCAAATACGATATACACATCTGAAACGTGTTCCGACATGTCTTTGGGGGAAACAAACTTTCCACTATCGTCACAATTCAAAACCTTGTTTAATGCAAGTAAATGCTGCCAGCCTTTTTCATTCTTTGTGTAGATTTTGTAAGTATAGACGATATCCTTCTTTTCATCCTTTACCGGGACTTCCAGACCAAACACAGGGATGATTCCTTCTGCCTTGCAAACGTTTTGAAATTTGAGTGCACCTGCCAAAGTTGCTTTTTCAACAATCCCCAATCTTTCTATTCCTAAGAATTTGGCTTTCTTTGCCCAATCCGGGTATAACCCGGTACCATTCAAAAGTTCAAACGATCCATGTACTCCCAAGAAATTAGTAGAAAGACCTGCCATTTCACTTTGTCCTCTCCATTTTACCCGGTTAAGTTTAGGCTCGTTTTCCTTCCCTTTGTCCAATGTGTACCATACACCACCAAGACGAAAGATGTAACCATCTTCTTCGGTGCGTTCACAATCCCAACGAAAATCCTCTGAAAAGAAATATCCATCTTCGTTAGGTTCAAAAACTTCGTATGATTTCCCCTCAAAGGAAACAGTGTAATTTTCCTTATCGAGAGAGTGTTGTATAGTATTGGAAGAAAGATATTCTTCCAACTCATTTAAAAGTCGATCCATCGTATTTTCTTCTTTTCGTTTTCACAGACAAACATACAACTTTTGTATGCAATTATTGTATGTTTTTACAATCCTTAACCCTACATTTAACCTAAGTTTATTCGTGTATTCAAAACACTTTTGATAAACTTCAATCGGTTAAAAGGGGTATCGTTTGGTATCACTTCATAAGGCAATTTTCTTTCTATCAAAAACTTCCTTATTTCTGCATCCCAACATTTTCTTCTCTCTACATCCGCCATTCTTTCCCCATCATTTTCTACATCCCAATAAATAGGGAAATAAAAGATAATAGGAAGAAAATATTCACTGACGTTTATAAAATCCAATTGTCTTTTCAATTCTGCGTCTCTTTGAATAGAAGCAGGAATTGTTTTCGTAAACGTATGCACATCTATTATGCTTCTATCGGAAACATAGCAATCTATGTTTAATAGTTCCGCATACTTATCAAAAATCAGTTTTTGATTTTGAACAGAAGTAAAGGAAGGGAAGATAGAACCTTCCTTTACTAACTGTCTTGTTATGCTATCTATTTTGTCGAACCGGTCAAACGATCTGTCTTTCTTTAAAAGCTCAAACACAGAAGTTTTTCCGACACACGAAGCTCCCAAAAAAGTTATAGCCCTAACCATTACCGATTATCTCCGTCACCGTGAATTTTGTTCTCTGCCTTTCTCTTTGCCAGCTTTTCCACATTCTGCTTTGCAATGGAAATCAAAGACTGGTTCGATTCCTTTCCTTCAATGTAGACAACAAGATTCTGCAATCCCACAAGAATCTGTTCCAATGCGGTATGACAAAGTTCTTTTCTCTTTTCGGGGAAAGGTTTGCTGTAATCATCGTCCCGGAAGTATTTCTTCACTTGACCGTTAATGATACCTACCTGTTGGAGCAAATAGGAGGGACTTAATCTGTACACATCCGTATCGTCCAATCTGCGCAATTCTTCGGGAAACTCCAATGCAGCTAAATCCAATTCCTGTCTTGTCATTGCAACATACCAAAGGACGTCTCCTACTTCTTTCATGATTTCCTTTGCTTCGGCAGCATTGTCCACCTTTTCAAAAACTTCTGCCAATTCATTGGTAAGTCCCATTACTACATACGGGATAGCTACCTCTTTTGCATAACACGCTGTTGAAGCCGCGTGCGCTTCATACTCTTTAAAAGTCATAATACGAAATTTAAATTAATTGATTTACAACAACTTACCATCAAAACACATGATAAGTCTTTTTATTTTGATGTTCGAATATTCCACATCTTTTTTCTTTCCGTTCACTTTGATAGTGACCGTTTGATTCTTTATATCGTTCTTCAAAATCCGATACTCCTTGTCGTCATAAATAACAATCTGATCCTTTCCAAGCAAATAGATCATATCCCAAAACCACTGCGAGTTTCTTTTCTGTTCATTGGTGGAATGCTGGAAATTGGGAATACCGGTAGGATTCAAGAACTCTTTCTCATAAAAAGAAAAATATTCTTCCACCGAAAAGAAAATAGACCGTTTAAAATGTCTTTTTGCCAACAACTCGATCCGTTCCTTTTTAAACTCTGCGATATCATTTGCCATCTTGACAAATTCGGGCTTATCAAAAATAAGGCTTCTTACCTTGTGGGTAAAGTATTCCAATTGGAGCACTTTCAAATATTCGTCTATCGATAATTCTCTGCTTCTGTCCATTTGATTTTATGATTTGTGATTTTCAACAAAAGTAGGAATAACCTACCACATTTTCTTGATTTTAGAGACGTAAAAATTGATAGGGTCATACAAGTTATCCAAAACTTCTTCCAAATAATCCATATCCATATCTCCCGGGTCAATGCCCAGTTTGTAAAGATAAGCTATCTTGGTGTTGAATGACTTTGCAAGCATCAACCCTGCACTTTTGGATTCTTCAACAGTCGCATCGTCATACATCAGAATCACATTCTTTACCCCTTTTCTTTCCAAATAGGATATTTGTTCTTTGCTTATGCTGTTCCCAAAAGTGAACACACACTTCAAATCCCTGCAATCCCAAAGTTTTAAAAGATTGTCTATACCTACTTTGTCAAATAACCCTTCCACTATTATCACGTCCTTTGTAATAGAAGAAAGCTCGTTGTAACCGCCTAATATTTTTGTAAAGTTCGTGCCTATACTGTTTTCGTATCGTAAATGCGGCTTAGTACCTGTTTCCTTTGCCCTTTCCAAATCTCTTTTATGCCACTCTTTGGAATACCTGCTTCTGCCAAGCCACCCTACCAGCTTATCGTCCATCTTCATTTTGAAGATGATGTAATTTTTCAAATCCTTTTCTAAAATAGATTTGGTTTCAGAGGGTTCAAAAAGTGCATAGTGATATGCTCTAAACCCTCTTTCGTCTAAATAAGGATCGGATTTCAGTCTTTCAAGACGAAGGGGAAGTTTTACCTCCGGCAGTTCTTCGTTTTCACCATTTTCTTCTTCTTCATCTTTCAAAGGTGTAAGTTTTACACTTAATGAATTTTGGTATTCCATTCGGATAAGGTCTTTTCTCCCCACCTTGTCCAGAAAATCCTTCAACGGTTTTTTGCTACCGCATTTCCAACAGTGAAACACACCGCCGTGAGGATTCAAAAGAACACCCCATTTCTTCGATTTTCCGCAGTAGGGACAATCCATGTTCTTGTTGGAGAGCCACCCTTGCGAACCGAACATGCGAAGTCCGAACGCCGCCTTTACTTCTTCTTCATCTATCCTAATCATGATCCTAAATACTTTCCATTTTGTCTGCTTCCGTCTTTTTCTTACGTGCCTGTTTCTTTATCTCTTTCCTTTCAGAAATTTGATTGTACATCTCCATCGTTCGCCCCCTGTGATAGAAACGTCTTTTGTCGTAATTGGTAGCAATCGTAATCACTTCTTGACTTTCCTTGTAATCACGGAGCTTGTCGACATAAATACGAGCCGTTGCGTTTGCCTTTTCCTCTATTGTCATATTCAAAGTAAATACAAAAGAAAAAGGTTTTACAAGCGTTTTGTCACCTTCTGTATAAGAACGGTCAATCACCTTATCCGGGTTGTTCCATACTTCAAACGGGACATCACTTGTCTGTGTGGCCGTAATGATAGGAGCACCTATTTCATCCGCCAAGTTCTTCAAAAGCTGGGCACAAGTCTGTAGTTTTTCTTTCTTGTGATCAGGATCAGAATCTATCTTTTTGGATATACCGGTCTTTACCAAATCCAGAGAATCGAGTATTACCAATCCGGGGAACTTGCCATGTGTATTAAAATAGTCATAACAAAGCTGCCGGACATCCCCCATAGAAGCCTGTCCGAACTTTTTGAATCCATACACTTCAATGTCAGAACTAAGCTCTTTTACTTCTTTAATAGCCTGTTCTATCTTCTTTCTGTCCTTTGGACTGATATTGCCAGATTTGATATCGGAATAGGATTGAGCAGACCATAACTGGTCATATATTTGCATACAGGCTTTAACCCCACCTTCCAACTGGATATGAAGAACCGGCACACCTCTAATGGCAGCAGAATACCCATGCCATTTCAATACAGTCGTTTTTCCTGTGCCGCTGCGAGCAATCCAAAGCGTTGTGTCCCCTATTTCCATGCCACCGAAAGATATATCGTCCAACCTGTCGATTCCAAAAGGAATTTTTACTGGCTTTTCCGTTATTGTAGCAGCATCCATGCGTCTTTCAAGCATACGTTGCTGGAAACCCCCGAAAACAGACTGAAAACCGCCTGATTTGGAACGAAATGACATTTCCAATATCCTTTGGGATTCTTCGGCGTTGACACGTATTGCTTCTTCCTTCTTTCCTTCTTCATACAAGTCATGCACTTTCCTTGAAAGAAGTTCAAATTCCGTTTCCTTGACAAAAGACTGCAATTGGTCTATTGCAATTTCCCTGTCTATCAAAGCCGCCTTCTTTATTTCCTTTGCAGCGAGCTGCACGACATCCTCGTCACATAATTTCTGACAAATAGCACCGATAGAAGGTAGCTTGTTCTTTTCTGTATATTGTATGATCGCTTCCCTAAGAATGAATTTATAACCTACCCATTCTTTAGGAATCAATTCATATTTCAAATATTCCGAAGCTATACGCATTATGACTTCATCGGAAAACATCAATTTAAAGATTTCCGCCATGAAGCCGGGATTCAGTTTGCCCATGATCTATATATTTGTTTATATCATGTTTATACTAAAATTATTACCTGATCCGTTTTCTTCACGTAAAGTATTGATACTGAGCCAGCTACTCATCACAATGTCATCGTGTCCCGAACTCGCTTCCAATTTCCCTTTATCGCTTCTGAAAGTAACGGACGCAAACTCACTGAACATCAACTCTACCTTTTGTCTTGTGTCCCCTTCCTTGTATGGAACTTTAATCTGTCCTCTTTCAAACATAGCAGATAAGGACGGCAGACCAGAATAGAGGTCTTTCTTGTTTCCTTCTGTTGTTGTAAACTGCTCGATATTGGAAAGACCCCTTTCTCTTGCAAGTGCAGACAAGATCCCTTGGAAACCGTTTGCCTCGCATACTATCTTGTCCGGCTTGTACAGACGGTTGAAAAGAACGATCTTGTCCACCTGCTCATTATGGGACATTCCTTTTGCACGGAAATAGTTTATCAGATAGAAGTTGTTCGAATAGTCAATACCCCAAACAGAATAGACAGTATAGTCAGCACCAATATTACCGGATACAGCAAAGTCACATCCTACCACTACCCTTTGAAGTTCAAACGGGAAAAATTCTATACTATCAGCAAAAGAAACCTTGTCCATCCCTACAGTCGATCTTCTTAGATACTCATAAGGAAATATCGTTGAATTGTCTGAAATAGGGATAACCAAATACTCACGAGCAAATACAATAGAACCAAGTTCTGTTCTTTTTTCTTTTATATTCTCAAAAGTGTATCTATCTGGTGCAAGTGGCCTACCATCCGGGAAAACAATAGGGTATTCAAACGAATAGAAGCGTTTGTCACCTTTTATTACATTGTACAGTTCATTCTGAGCAGTTGAATAAGGTGTACCGGATACAATCAAATACCCGTATGGCTCTACAATAGGTGTAATTGTACCTCTAAAAACTTCTTTCAGCTTTTCCCTTTGTTCATCGCTATACAAAGAACTTTCATCCGGCATATCGTCTATGATTGCTGCACCAACGTGAAGACCACGAATAAACCCGTCCTTACCACGGACATGGAGGATAGCACCATTCTCACCTTCTATTGCCGTTTCGCCCAGTTTTGCCTTTCCGTTAGGATCAATCTTTTCTTTTAGAATATCATTGGTAGTGATTTCTTCTATGATCTTGTTCACATGTACCTTTGCAAGTGTCATAGTGTTTGTGATCATAGCCGTTTCTTTCCGGTTCTTATTGTCAACCGTATCGCCTCCATAGAGCATAGGTCTCGTGTAGGAATACAATCGCCACAAAGGGAAAGAATAGCACCACATATAGCTGTTATGACAAACCGTACCATCTTCTAATAAGAACTTATGGTCGCCATCACAGGCAAAACCGTAATAATCATCTTCACCAACCAAAGACACATAAATTTCCGTCTCTCTTAGTCCGTTCTTAGTTGACCGATAACCTTTATAAGAGAAACCTTTTCTAAGGTTCATTTCCGCCACTTCAACAGGGACAACACTCCTATCGGATAAGCAAAGAAGATGTCCTTCGCTTACAGTATAGTTCATACCTCCTGTTTGCCTTACTTCATACATAGGACATCTCCCTCTATGAAGTTCTAAGACTTTTCGAGGTTTGAAGTCCTGTCCCATCACCTTATCCCCAACTTTAATATTTTGGATTTTTTTTATTGATCTATCAGCCATAACTACTAAAGTGTTGATACACAGACATTTGCCTGCTCCGCGGGCGCACAGGTAACTACTCCACGGAAAGAGTTGTGTAAGATTCCCCCATTCCAAATTTCTCCATCCTAAATTGAAATTGGAAAGGACGGTTGCGTTGAAATAGTTGTACGAAAGGATTCTTAAGTTTTCGTCCATTGAAGCAAACAGGTTGTCCACATATCCCAATTTTTCGGTATCGAGAGACCGTCCAAAATTCATTGCATACTCTGTCTGATCTATAATAGTTTCAAGCATTTTATCCATATCCCTTTTATATCCCCCTGAAAAGAGTTGAGATATAGTAGGAGAAGGAAGCCTGTCTATTATATCGTCTACAGTAGTAAACAACCTCTTTGCTTGCAAATCAGTCAGAATCCCACCTTTTGAATTATATACTATCGCCATGCTTTACAAAGCAAATTTTTCTCGGAAAGGATTCTTGACCGTCATGCCATCTTGTTCGGCAGTTGTTCCTTCTCCTCGAAGTTTCTTTACGAAATTTATCATAAGCAGTGCGTTCGCATAGGTATCATCACCGGCACGGTGCGCGTTTACAAGATCAATACCTTCCTTGTCACAAATAGTATGCAGTTGATAATTTTCAGCTTCTCCATAAGCCATGTGAGCCAATTGCATCGTATCCAACGAAAATTTTACATACTTGCTTAGATCATCTCCCATGAACTTAAAGAAGTTCTCCAAGAAAGGGTTGTCAAACCCTACTATGTTGTGACCGCAAAGAGTACATAGTTGGCGCGGGTTTTTGTATCTTTTGAAAATATCCAGACACTTTTTGTAAGCCTCTTTTAACGAAATTGCCTTTTTATTCTGGATAGATTCAGTGATACCATGCACAGCTTCCGCTTCCGCTGAATAGGAAAGACCTTCTTTATAGTCACGCGGAAGGATCATAGATACTTCTTCGCATATTTCCAATTTCTCCATATCTATGATTGCAAACGCAATTTCTATAAGAGGAATCGCATCAAAAGCCGGTTTGTCTTTCGAAGGAAGTCCTCCGGTTTCATTGTCATAGCATATCAAATACTTACTCGAACTTTTCATTTTCTTTACATTAAAATTTTCTTTCCATAAATTCTTGCCAACTCAAATTCTGCCATACAACCCTTTGATTCCTGCCAATTTGGTACAAAGAAAACAGCATCACATTCCAAAAGTGCTTCAACGCTCCTACCCATATAATAGGAGTAGGACTCACCTTCTTCATCGCAAACATCAAAAGGAGTAACAATTTCATCACCCTTTTCTTCAAGAAACTTCTTAACCTTTTCTACGTATTCTTTCGTTTCTTTTATATCATGCCCAGAAATAGGCAAACTTACATATATCTTCATTCCATTTTCTATTTTGTTTCTCTTACAAGTTTCCACAACCTTACATTGCTTCCTATCGGTACGCAAGGGACAATGCTCAATCCTTCTCCCAAATAGGAAGGGACTTTGCCCATTACCGCATAAGCTCTGATGTTCCAGTATGAAAACTTTCCACCATCTTTCTTTTTGTAATGCTCATTGAAATAATCTGTCATTCCAACGAGATTTAAATTCTTTACTATAACTTCCTTAGCCATAGATTATTAATTCAACACTAATTTCAATCTATCGAAATCACGGGAACAATTTTCCTCGTTTTCGTATCGGACGTGAATGTTCTTGTAAGGATTATCCTTTAACGTTACATCGTCCGGCATTCTATTTATGATTATTTCCGGTACGCCTTCGTCCGTGTAATCCATTTCTGCTGAAACAATAAATATCCTTGTTAAAGCCAATTTCCCATCAGAAAACACAAACATACGCTGTTTTTTCGTATATTCTTTTTCTGACCACTTAACACATTCTTCGGTAAAGTCAGCAATACTTTCCGTATCTTGAAGTGCTATCACATCTTCCAGTTTTCCTTTCAGAACGTTTAACTTCAAATCCCCAAATAAATTTGCAATGGATTGAAGCAGTACCTCTATGTTTTCGTCTATTCGCATAAATCCAACTCAATTAAATGATCATTTTCTCTAAGAACTTCCCTTGTCCGTCCGTTCTGTGTTTCCACTACCAGCACAGTACCGTCTTCCACTTGGTAGGAATCAGTTACTTCACCTTCAAAATAGTAACACCCTTCTGTCCAACATACTGTCATGATAATTCGATTTAAAGATTATACATTTCCTGTTTTACTTTCCTAATATAAGACTTGACTTTCTTTCCTCTATGAAGAACAATTGCCTTGTCTATGTCTTTGGTAGGGTTGTGATGGGATTGATATATTTCAAACATCTCTCTTGACTTTACAGGATCGAACCTGTCCTTGTAAGAATAAAGATGTTTCCCTTTTATCCGGTTTACCTCATCCACATAGACCTTCAACATCTGAAACCTACCGGAAGCGGAACTTACCTTGTTCTTTGCTTTATCGTCACAACCGGATTCAACCATGCAAATAGCATGAACCAGCCTTTCCCACACAACCTTATCTCTATCTTCTTTCGTAGTGGAAAGAACTTTTGCGTCAGAAACAAGAAGGGGAATAAACGACAATACCGTCAATACAAGAATCTTTTTCATACGATTTCCCTTTCGTTAAATTCATGTAATCTGTGACAAGCGGAACAAAGAAGTTCGATATTGTTCTTATCCAGCTTCAAATCCGGTCTTGCTCCTCTTGATCTGATATGCGAAAAGAAAATAGCTTTTGGTTCATCCCCCAAAGGTTTTCCGCATTTCACGCAAACATGTGGTCTTTCTTCCCATATCTCCATAAATAGAGATTGAAGGTCACCTCTACGTTCTTTGTTTGTTTCTGTGTCACAATCTTTACAGAGCCACTTCATCCTATTGTAGATGTAATGATTTTCACCACATCTTTTACAAGGACGATATTCGTATTTCTCCTTCTTTTTCAGCACGTTACTCAAACTTATAGCTTTTAATTCTTTCAATCTGATTTTCAAGATACTGAACTCTCTTATCAACCGTTGCGTTAATAGCTTTCTTTGCTTCTTCTTTTGTGAAAAACACATCTCTGCCAATTTTAGCCATTTCACGTTCTCCTTCCGGGATGATATACTCCAGACCTCTGAAAGCAGTTGTTTCCCATTTTTTTACTTCTTTAATTTCACCTGTCATAAGTGCTGAACGCACGTCATACATTACTTTTTCTTCCATAACAATTTAAACTTTGTATTCTGTTAAACCTATCTATTAATTCACACACATAGTCCATCTTTTTCTCACTTTCCTTACTCGAAAGATAGATAAACCCGAAACTCCTTACAAACTTAGGGTTTCCAAACCATCCGTACCTTACGATCAAAAGCTCTGCTCTTTTCGTATCGTAAAAACAAGGGACAATTTTAACTTCAAGTTCCTTTCTTCTTTTTCTCATCTGTCCTTATATTTTTCTTCACACAATTTTATATACCTGCATCCTTTGCATTTCTTTTCATGATACAAAAACCCATCATAGCTTTCACAAAGGATGTATCCTCTCGGAGAATCAAAATAAAGCTGTCTTTCTTTATCCAAATAGGAATCAGACAAGACTTCTTCTTTCTGGATAGGGTTTCTAAGGTCGTATTCCATAACGAATTTAGAGGTAAACCACATATCCTTTTGTGTTCGTTTTCTCCATCTTTCAATAGCTGCTTTCCCTATCACATTAGGAAGAGGAATAATACTCAATTTCGACACCGACAAAATAAAAACCTGCCTATTAAATTGAAAAGTAAGATAGTTCCAAAGATTCCCCACTATTTCATTTTCAAGAAAATCTTTTATCCTTTCCCTGTCCTTTCTTTTTGCATGAAACTCATACTTCGGGTTGTTTGTCAGTTTCCCCTGTAAGTATTCATAAATCGTTTCAAATTCTTCTCGTCTTGTCATTGCTGTCGAAATTAGATTATAAAATCATTGCATACAAAAGTTGTATATTTTAAGTGATAAAAGAAGGGGAAGTTTTTGTTCCCCTGTCTCGCTGACAAAACTACAACTTTTGTAACTATTCCCAAACCAAATTAATGTTAAAAATCTCATCGGTCTCTTTTTCAACCTTCTTATAGCGGTTTTGGGTGTTCGTATCTCTCTCTGCCACATTGTTATAGTCTTCTCGAATAATTTTTCCATCAAGTACCCGTGAGAACCACAAACAAATTTCAGCATCCGATTCAATGTCACCCAATGTAACTTTATCGTCTTCTGTTGCATCATAAAATTGAATCCAATAGGGCTTCTCATAAATAGAAGATGTCCTTGGTGTAACCGGATTATCGTTTTCATCCTTGTTCATTCCTATTGCTCCTACCATGACTTTACCATACGGATTCTCCGTTACAGCAGAAAACCACATATTGACGTTTTTAAGCGTTTCTGCGCCCTCATTTTTCAGAATAAGTGCAATGTATTGCTCACGAGGATTTGAAGCCAAATTAAGGCTTATTTCATCAAATAAATTGCTAAACATGTCATTGGGTACAGGGGTGGATGATTTGTACCCACCCAAAGAATCGGAAATCTTAGTTTGTTGATTATTGTACCCTGCGCTTGTCGTGTAATAAAACCTTAACATATCCTTGTTATTTGGAAGTTGACATAAAAATATTTCCCAGCGACCAATACTCACTTTTCACTTCGTTGTAAACCGATACCGATCCACCTGAATTTTGAACACGTGCAATGTAATATTCATCTACTTCTTTTTCAGGAGGTGTGGAAAGACTTACTTCCGGTACTAAAGAAATAACATAATCGTCATAAGTGTACAAACCATCTCTTTGTTCTTGTGTCAAAACGCCTCCCAAAGGAAGTGTACCCAACACAATTACCCGAAGATTGGATTCTGCAACAAAAGTAGAAGCAGATGTAAGTAACAAGTTCTGACTATCAATCACATTTACGATCTGATAAACCCCATTGTTAAGTGGAACAGAACCATCTTGCTTTTCAAACCGGATAGAAACGGGAGTTGATGAAGATTGTCCTCTTACTTTTCCAGTAAAATCAACAGAACCCGATACAATACCTTGTGAATTGACACTCACATAACCCTTTTCGTAGTTCCGTGTCTTGTATCCTATTTTTACCCAATAGAAGTTACTATCGTTTGGAACAGAAATGTTATCTTCTACATTAATGTCAATAAAATTCCCCTGACTTGTAAGAGCCATACCGGGAAGTACCTTAATAGTGCCAGAGTTTGTTCCTGTTTCCACTTTAAAAGGTTCTACAAGATTTTCATCTTCTACTGGTTTGTTAACTGTATTAGGATTGATCTTAGATGGGTCATTCGTAATCATCCCAAAAGAATAAGATGCCTGTAGCACCGCCTTCATAAGCGGTGCTGTAGCAAAGAAAGAAATCATATTTGAAAGTTCTTCTTTCTCTAAGAAAACATTTCTACTAACATTTAACTTGCCCATACTCAATATTTTAATTATTTTTGACTTA